CATAGAATAATGATCTAAATCTCCTATGTAAATAGATGCGTTTTGATGAAATGTAATATTGTTATCTTCCGGACCGGAAACGTCAGGGTAATTAATTCTTTCAGTATATGCTTTACTATAGCAATTCCCATTATTAATGTTATCAGACAGACCCTCATACTTATTGTGGCAAAAGAAATAATGCTTTTGGCATCTGTAAATTTCTTTATCTGGTTCTAACTCTCTATACTTAGCTTGTAAACTAAGCGCCCAAGAAGCCATAAGATCATCATCGTCTAATCTATATATATAATCACCTGTGCATTGTGCAAATCCATATTCTAGCTTTTTACCTATTGAGCTAAATCTAGTATCACAGTTTATGATTCTTACTTTTGGATGGTTAAATACATATTTTACTTTGGGGCTATCATTCAAGACTACCATTTCGCTTTCGCCTTCCCAATCCTGCATTAAAAAAGACTGAATGGCTTCTTCCAATATGTGGTGTCTTTGGTATGTTAAAGTTAATACACTAATCATTTTTTTATATTTTTATATTTTTTAATGTCATCATCTTGTATTTTAGTAAATTGTGGCAACAAAGATGTAGTAGAAATCTTGGTATCAACTCGTAAATTTTTTACATTATATCCACCGCCATTCACCCTCTCAAACAAAAAATCATCCCCACAAGCGATAAGTAGTTCCATTGGTATTGTTATATAATTTTCTTTTTTTATAAACAACATACAACCCCACCCTGATGGCCTAAAGGTAGGCTTTTCTATTTCATATGGCAAACCTCTATCTATTGGATCGTAATTACTGCAACATTGACCAATAATTCCTTTATCCATATGATCCTTAATAAATTCAAATATCTCAGTATTGAAGTTTATATCATCATTTAAAATAGCTAAATTGGAATTTTTTGCCAAAGATACACCCAAGTTCCATGATGGATTGACAAACATATTTTCTTTAGTGCTTACAACCCTTACTTTAGGTATGATCTTATCTATAAGATTAAAGTATTCATTTGAATTGTCAATAAGTATTATTTCATCTACCAAATGGCAATCTTGCAAATCATCAAGTAGTTTATAAATCCTATTTGATTTCCACAATGTTGGTATAATTATGGAAAAATTAGTATTCATTAATTTTTTCTTTTACATTTTGGTATATCCAAGTTGATACTTGATATTCATCTTCTGTTAATTCAGGCAAAAGCCAGTCTTGATTCATATCTTTGCTATGTAGCCATAAATGAGATACATATGGATATAATGTTCTAACTTTTTCAAGATAATCTAATGCAATTGATTTGCTACATTTATAGAAACCCCATTCCATATCTTTTACTCCTTCCATTTCATTCCATAAATCACACATTTCCCCGCCATGCATACATCTATCCCAATACGAGGATGCAGATACGAAATCTTCATATACATACATAAGCGTTAAAGCTAGATTATATGTTTCTCCTATGGATTTTATGTGCTTTTTACAAGTTTCTAATGTCAATGACTGCCATGAAAAATCATCTCCAATATAAATTGCCTTATCTGTATTAGCTATTTTTTCATTTGAAAGTATATCATGTATAAATAAAGAATTTGGTTCAAAATTAACCCAGCAATCATTACGAGGAAACATTTGGATATGGTCATAGCCTCTTATTTCCCTATGAATTCCATCAATACAATCTTCTGGTGTTAGATTATTATAATGGCAAGTATGTGGATCATACGACCTGCACACTATATTCTTAATAGTAGTAGGTGCTAATTCTTTAATTGCAAGGTCATCTGTATCTATATAACTGCCACCAAACTTGTAAAGTAATACTAATCTTATTAAATCGCTTAACTCTCTAGGATGCGCATGTAAATAATATTTTTGAATATGTTCTTTAGACATAGGCAAATCATCAAATAATGTATCATCCCATCTATATATTTCAATACCAAATTTTGGGTCTAGCATCTCTTCTTTAATACTATTACTAACTAAATAAATTGGTCTTGTTGGATTAAAAACACGAGTGCTATATACGCAGTCTTGCAATATTTTTAGTCTTGATTCAGAGATATCGCCACCCCAGAAAAAAAATATGTTTTGAATATTCATCATAATAAAAGCATATTGTTTTTACCAAAAAGTTCTATTTTTAATTCTTTTCTAAGAAATACAATATCTATTTGCACAAGCACGTTATCTAAATGGTGCGCTTGTTCTAAGTTCATTGGGTAAAAACCAGCTTTATCAAAGTAATTTAGATATTCTTGTATGTCTGGTGCGCCTTCATTATATTCTATAATAGGCATTTCAGTAAGAATTACCTTAACATTCTTCATGGTATCTGATGCGCCTTTAAGTATATCTAATTCAGATCCTTGAGTGTCTAGCTTTATAAATTCAGGTAATGGTATATTGTTTGTTAAAACAAAATTATCTATAGTATTTGTTAATATTTTTTTAGGAATAAAATTAATATTCCATATTGTGTTTTCTTTGTAATAACTTTCTCCAGAGGCAGTTGAATCATAAAAATCAACTTCTTTGCCAACTTCATCACTTAGTAACTCAATAAAAAAATCTAATCCAGTATTTTGCAATCTTTCTTTATAATAATTAGATGCTTCAAATAAGTAAAATTTGGCTTCTGGAAGAAAACTTTTTGCATTAATAGACCAATGTCCTTGATTTGCACCAATATCATATACTGTTTTGATGTCAAGTTTTTTGATAATTTCAATTAAATTCATAGTACAGTTTTTTTGGCTACGCTTTGTATTAACTCCCAATATTTTTTTGACGCTGTACCTTCTTTTATATCCAAAGTTTCATTATAAGGCAACTTATTTATGTATAATGCTTTATAGAATAGACCGCTTTGATCATCTGTAACACCTGCATTATGGTATATATTTAATCTGTCCCATTCTGCTTCGCTACTTGTCGCCCAAGCAAACTCTAATGCTGGATGGCATACGGTTTCTTTGCCCATCTTCCACCCATTCCAAAGTACGCTCCACATATCACTGCACCATATTTGTAGTTCATGATAAGTAGGGTTCGCTTGCTTTTTGATATTGTTTAAATCAGTAATTTCTTTAAACAATCTTTCGCAATCTTTTTCTACATTTTCCCAATACTCCGCATTTATGCCTTTCATTAAGTATTGTGCGCCAATGCCATTTAATTCATTGTCTTTTACTACTTGCTTATCAATATCTACTATACGGCACATTTCATCAAGCACATCTTCTCCTTTGCTTATAATGTAGTCATGGCTTATATACCATCTACAATCAGATCCATACCATTTATCATCTTGTAAAAATTGATCCCAATCAATTGGCTTGGTAAATGCAATATCACAATCATGATAAAAGATGGCTTCCTTTTCTAATTCAGGGAAAGCTTTAAAATGTTGCTTTAGTATGTTAGGTCTTATGGAAGATATATAGTGCCTTGTTTCCCTTGTATCATCATAGAAAAAAAATCTAGCTGGGTAAGCATTGGCTAATCTTATCCAATTATCTGGGATTACATTATTTACTTTCCAACATACTACATCAATATGGTTAGGATTAATCCCCATACTAATGAAATTATTCAAAAGGGTTTCCACCTGCCAAACGTAATAATCGCTTGCAGGCTGCGCGCAGACAAAACGTAAATTCATAAATTTTAATTTACTTCAACAACTTCAGATGCTGATTGAGAAGCTTTGTATTGCTCCATTGCTAATCCTTGAATTAAATTAACAATTTCAATGCCATATTTTGTAGGCATTTCGCTTGCTAATCTGTGTAAATGCTCGGTTTGAGCTGGATTTAAAGATGGAAACGGGATTGATACTGGTTCAGTTACTTGACTCATATGTTTTATTTTTTTTGCTAAATTAATTAAATTTATTAATATTCCTAATATTCCTTGTAAGACTTTTCTTCTACTAGCTCGGAGCCATACTTAGTGTTTATCTGCTTCTTGATAATTGCCCTCACATCATTCAATTGGTACACTTCCCTAGCTAGTCCTATGAACTTTTCGGTAAATGACTTCATTCTTTCGCACTCCCTTAGATCATCCTCTACTTTCCATAGCTTTTTGTTTATGTTATAGAGTTCTTGTGTTAGTGGATCTGTCAATGCTTCTGGATGCTTTCTTTCTAATGCTCCCTTTATGTATTTCCACTCTTTCTCTATATTCTCTAACTTATCTTTCTCGTATATAAGTAATTTTTTTATGGTAAGGATAGTATATTTATCTGCCACCTCACCGATGCTTGCTTCTATCTTCATAATGTAAAGGTAGTAATTTTATTAATATTTATTTAATTTAATTAATTTAATTTTATAGCTTTGCCTAAAACATATAAACATGCCAACAAGCTATCCTCTTTACAAAGATTCTGTCAGAAATTGGTTTTTACAAAATGTTTCATTAAATGCGTCTATATTGGATATTGGAGCAGGATGTGGGACTTATAGTGATTTAATTCGTGGTTATGGCTATAAGATGGATGCAGTAGAAATATGGCAGCCCTATATTGATAAATACGAATTAAATAAAAAATATGGTGTAGTTTATAATGAAAACATACTTACCATAGGGTTTGACATACTTAATAAATATGATTTTTTTATTCTAGGTGATGTTTTGGAACATTTATCAGTAGAAGATGCGCAATGGCTTATGCTTTTTTTAAAACAAAATAACAAGCGATATCTTGTAGCAGTTCCATACGAAATGTTTCAAGGAGAATACGAAGGTAATGTCCATGAAACACACCTACAGCCTGACCTTACGCCTGAAAATATGCTAGAAAGATACCCTGATTTAGAGTTACTTTATGGCAATAATTACTATGGTTACTATACAAATAAAAAACAAAAACATGAAAAAGCTTATGTCCTTTATGCTGACGATTCCTATTTGGATCTTGTGGATGCTTGTTGTCGTTCCATTAGAAACTTTAGCACTTATCCTATTTACGTTTATATGCTTAATTCGGACAATAAGGTAAATGTAGAAAATACCAAAACCATAAGATGGGAATGTGATGTAATTCACTTAAAAAAGCGCAATGAATACATAAAAAGAGAAGATAAGCAAATCTATAAGCTATTAATAGAGCGACCTAAGATAGTATTAGATGCCTTGAAATATGCTGAAGTAGTTGCCTATGTGGACACAGATAGCATAGCAAATTGGAATGTAGATTTTATTTTTGATTACTTTAATGCAGAATCAGATTATCCATATTTTACAAAAGGCATATACGATTTCTTAATAATCAATGGCAAAGGTGGTGCAAGTAGCTATGATGATTTAAGTAATACATTAGAAGCTCCATTATGTGAATTGTTTAAATCAGACCAATCAATAAGAAAATACACCGGCTATAGACAAACTGGTTATTTTGTTGCAGGTCAAAAAACTATTGATTTCTTAGATATTTGGAGCCATAGATGTCAACATCCAATGATATTAAAAGACAATGCAAGATATGCACCCTACAACGAAGAAAGCGTTTTGCAAACTTTAATCTATGATTTTAAAGCAACGAATGGTTTGCCATTAGTTTATGTAAATGGCTTACGCAAAGGACTTGAGTTTAAAGGACATGAGTATTTTATGGGCGAATGGTTCAAAGTACCAGCACAAAAAGACGATTTACTTTTTTATCATGGAGAAAAAGATATAGATAAGATTAATGAATTTATTGAATATTTAAAGTTATGAAGATAGTATTACTTTGCCCATCGTTAAGTACTGGTGGGATGCCTCAATTTGCCTTAAAAAGAATTCAAGAAATATTAAAGCATACAAGCAATATAGAAATGTATTGTATTGAGCTTAATTTTCATGGAGCTGACTTTGTGGTGCAAAGGAATCAAATAATAGATATACTTGGAGATAGGTTTTATGAAGCTGGAGAGGATAAGATGCGAGTAATGGATATTATTAACGAAGTAAAGCCAGACATAGTACATATTGAAGATGTGGCAGAAAGATTACCAATAGAATTGGCTACTGCATTGTATAACAATAGTAGAGATTATAGGATAGTAGAAACCCCACATGATGTTATTTTCAATCCTGATGCAGATAAGCTTTTTCACCCTGATTTGTACGCCTTTTGTACGCCTTTTCATGAAAATGTTTACGCTGGCATGGATTCCAAATACTTTACCATTCAGTACCCAATAGAAGAAAAGAAGGTAACAGATGAGATGAAATTTGAAGCAAAGAAGAAGCTTGGATTTTCTTTAGATAGAAAAACTGCTTTGCATATTGGTCTTTGGACTCCACAGAAGAATCAAAAGGAAACAATTGCCATTGCAAGGAAGTTTCCAGATATTGACTTTGTGGTAGCGGGGAATATGGCGGGGAACTTTCAGTTTTATTGGGAGGATTTAATTAAGGACTTGCCATCTAACTTTAAGGCACTTGGAGAACGTAGCGACATTGATACTTTGTTGCAAGCAGCAGATATTTTTATCTTCCCTTCTACCAATGAATGTTCTCCTTTATCCTTACGCCATGCTATTGAGGTTGGTTTGCCCATTGTAGCCAATAATTTACCAGCTTATGAAGGAACACTAGATAAATACATAAAGCCCCTAGAAACGGATTTAAACACCATTACAAGGGATTACAAGATACCAAATAGCAATAACTCAAGAAGATTTGCGCTAGATCACGAAAAAATGTACGAAACAATACTAAAGTTTTCTATTAGAAAACAAATGGTAACTTTCCATGTAAACTTTATTGGTGCGCCATTTTTAGAGATAAAAGGGATAAGTGATAGCAATTTTCTAGTTAAGTTTTATGATGAAAAGAACGAGTGCCACTACACCAATACAATTAAAGCAAACCATTGGGTAAAATTAAACCGCCAGTGGTTTACCAAGTGGACTATTCGTGTATGGGAGAACGGGCAAGATTTAGTTTACAAATACACCCTTGACTTAGAAGATAAAGAAGTATTAATCACAATAGACAGCAAGGCATTGGGTGATACAATGGCATTTATACCCTATTGTGAGGCGTTTCAGGAGAAGCATAAGTGCAAGGTAACTGTTTCTACCTTTTGGAATAAAATCCTTGATTATCCCAATTTAAAGCTTATTGAACCCGGTCAGTCAATTGGATGCTATGCAATGTACCATCTTGGATATTTTCATGATTCCGATAAGGAACCTGTGCCTGCAAATAAAGTTCCCCTTCAACAATCCGCTTCTAACATTCTAGGGCTTGATTATGTTGAGTTGGTACCGAAGGTTAAGGTAAACAGAGAAAGGCTGGATTTGGGCAGATATGTGGCAATAGCGACTAATTCTACTGCACAATGTAAGTTCTGGACTCGTGACCAATGGCAAATTTTAATAAATTACCTTCATTCTAAGGGATATAGGGTAATAAATGTTTCAAGAGAAACTAATCCATTTGATAACTGCGAACCTATCTCAAACACTTCCATTGAATATACTATGCAGGTTATTGCGGGAGCTGAATTTATGGTGGGATTATCGTCAGGCTTAAGCTGGTTAGCTTTTGCCATTGGCACCCATGTAGTTCTTATAGCTAATTTTACAGCAGTAGATTACGAATTTAGTACTAATTGTACTAGAATAGTCAATCCAAAGGTCTGCCATGATTGTTGGAGTGATCATAAATTGGATGCGTCACAATGGAATTGGTGTCCCCGAAATCAAAACTTTATCTGCCACACTTCAATAACAGCTCAAATGGTTATAGAAAAATTGCCTTTGTAGCTACAAATACAGGTATTGATTAATGTACCAGTATTTCATATTATTTATTTTTAAGTTGCTCTATTTCTGATTTTAACTCTTGGATAGCTTTTAGCATTGGGGTAATTAATCGCATATATTCAATACCTACCATTTCTTTTGTACCATCTTGTTTAGCATTATAATTGATTAAAAAGTCTGCTATTGGTGCAGTATCTTCTGCAATTAATCCATAAACTAATTCATCATAAACTTCATCTGTATATTTTTCTTCTTCATCTTTTTTACGATAATTAAAAGTAACAGGATTTAAACTATAAATCCAGTCTACATTTGACAAATTTTGTATATTTTTTTTAGATGCACGAATAGATGAAATTCCACCTATTCTATAATCACTACCAATATATAATATTCTTGTTGTAGCTACTGCCGTATTATTATAAACAGCAGCATTCATGTTAATATTACCATTTGATGTGATTCTGATTCGTTCTTCAAGACTACCACTTCCACTTCCGCCAGTTTGAAATATAATACTACCACCACTACCACCCGATAAATACGATTGTATTTTTAAATCAATGTTTGTACTATTTATATAGTTTCCAGTATATGATGCTTCTTGTCCTATTGCAAATCTTGTATTGTTTCCGCTTTCGCCTATTGATATTACATCACTTCCTAATGCTCTAATTATATGCAAAGACGCAGTAGGACTACTCGTTCCGATTCCAACGTTACCACCCGATGTGATTATCATTTTTGTACCAGAAGAGCCATCAGTCCAAAATTCTATACCTCTTGAAGTAGCGGCTGCTATATATAAATTATCAGCAGTGCCAGCAAATATTCTATGTGTACCATTTGTAATACCAGTTAATCCTAATGTTCTGTAAGTACTACCATAAGTTCCGTCATATCCTAAATATAAAGTTGATGCAGCCGTTATAGTACTTGAGAATGTAGCAGCACCAGTAGATGATATAGTAAGTCTTGGAGTACCGCCACCAGTTGCTAATTCCATTTGATCACTTGAATGACTATACAAAATATAACCAGTATATGCACCACTACCAGAGGTTGCATCTGCAAACATTAAACCACTTTGACCAGTTGTGCCACCGAATATTGTTATGCCTTTTGCACCAGAGCCATTGCCTACAACTAGATTTCCATATCCACTTGAATCAAGAAACGCTTGAGGATTTGAATAACCTATTCCAATTAAACCATTGTTAGAAATAAATAATCTATCAGTTCCGGTTGTAGCATCTGCGCCTTGAGAATTTCCTTGTCTTATTGCAAAATCTCCAAAGTTATTATTGTTAGTTATAATAGTCCAATCTCTTGTTGCTACGTTTGTATTTGTTGCTTTCCAATATGCAGCAATAGATGTGCCATCTGTAATAGTTAATCTAGCGGTTGACATAGCAGCAGATCCAAAAGCACCACTACCAGTAAAAGTTGCACTTGTACCTGTCAAAGCACCAGTAAGGTTAGTAGCTCCTGTTACTTGTAGTTTAAATGAGGCATTGGCAGCACCGCCTATTCCTATATTAAGAGAGGTGTCTTGTTGAACACTTTGCGCAAGTAAACCTAATTTGTTTGTAAGCCCCATATCTTTATCTATTAATAAGTGAGTTTATTGTTTGTTGTTGTTCGTTTACTTTTTGTGTTAGTTCTTGGATGGCTTTAATCATTGGGGATATAAATTGGTCATATCTTAATGCCATAGTATCTGTTTCTTCATCATATACATAACCACCAAAATCAATGTCACCTAAAACTTCTTTAACTTCTTGTGCTATTAAACCATAATGATTTCTTTTACCTTCATTTGCAGTAATTGTTCTTTTTACTACTTCATTTTCATTATCGGATTCACAAGTTTCAACACTATTTCCACCCACTATCCATTTATAAGATACTGGTCTTAGTTTATTTATAAAATCTAAACCTAAATTTGAATTAGTAATATCTTTTTTTTGCCTTGCATCGGATGTTTGTATCGTTCCATTTGCTGCCCAAATAGCAGACCATCTTGCTCCGCTTGCTCCCATTGTATATGTATTATCAACTCCGGCTTTTATTGCACTTTGTGGATACATTAAAATATCAACACCACTATCTGCTGCAATTTGAAATGAATTTGCATCTGCATATAAATAACCAATTGCTCCACCACCATTTCTTTGCAATCCTATTAACGAACTAGCTATTCCATTTACAACTAATTGACCTCTATTTGTATTGCTGTAGATTGGAGTATCTGTACCAATAAGGACTTGTGTTCTTTCCGAATTACCATTGACTCTAATTCTTTCAGCACCATTAGTACCGATACGCATAAAATCTCCGGTGTGATTATATTCAAGAAAACCTATATACAAAGCTGCACCACTACCATCACCAAAGTATAAACTTGATACTCCATTTGTTGCCGCACCTATTGAAATTACATTGTTACCACTAAAATCACCAACTTGTAAAGCACTATTAGGACTAGTCGTTCCGATTCCAACGTTTCCATTCCCAAGTATTGCCATTCTATATGCGTCAGCAGTTACGGAGTAAATTCTAAATGCTGCCGTTGCCGCTACGCCACCATCACTTTGAATTATCCAATCCGATGCAGTACCTCCATTATTTTTTAATCTTAAACCACTTGCAGATGCACTACTTTCCATTGTAATTGCAGTAGTAGCGGATGTATTAAATGTAGCAGCACCAGTAGAGCCACTTAATCTAAATCTTGTTACATCTGCTGTTTGTATAACTAAATCAGTATATGCTCCAGTAGTACCATAAGATGTACCTAAAAGTGCATCAGTTCCATTGTGTCCTATATAAGTAAATGAATCAGTAGCACTTGCTATTGTAGCTATACCATAATTTCCACTTGTAGCTTGTTTAGACCATACTTTTCCATTATCTCCACCGCCTACACCAGCAGGTCTGCCAGTTGTATTTATAGCTAAAACTCCTGATGTTGTTGCTAATGTAACTCCACTAGTAAAACTAGCACTTGTACCTGTCAATGCCCCTGTAAGATTAGATGTACCAGTTACTTGTAATTTATAACTACCAGAAGCTGCTCCTCCTATACCTACATTATAAGATGAATCTACTGCTATTGCATTTGATAATATTGCGTTACCTGTATTTAATGATGGCATTTTACTTTTGTTTTAATTCATTTGCTTTTTGTAATTCTACATAAGCTGCAATTACCTCTGAAGTCCAAATTGCATTAGCTATTGCTTTTACTTTTTCGTTTTCATTAGTAATATCATCACCCGGAGATACAGCATGTCTATGGTATGTTCTTGTTAATTCTATGCCATCTTTTTCAATGATTGTAGCAGTTCTTACTTGAATAGAATTGTTTTCTACTAATTCTATTTTGTCAATGATTGTTTTTTCTGTTAATGCCATTTTATTAATTTTTAAATTTAAACATAATATGTACCCGCTAATACAACATAACCAGCACCATCATAACTTACGCTTGATGTAGTACCGCCTCCTGCTGGATATTGTGATATAAATATTAAAGTATTGCTTATTTGTACTCTTGCAGTCATTATACCATTTGCACTTAATGTAATATTTGATGTTTCACCAATAGCACAAGCAGGATATATACCTGCTGCGTCAGCAACGTAAGGCAATCCACCAATATACAAATTTCCAGTTCCAGTTCCAGCACTCCAATCACAATATAAATTAAAATTTACTGCTCTACCTATTTTTACATAACGACCATTTTGTGCGGAATAAGTTGCAGTTCCAGCAGTTGAACTACCTACCACAACTGGAGTAAAAGAACCTTCTTCATAATCATCTAAATTATTTGCGTTATTAACATTTACTTCCGTTGTTGGAAATTGAATACCTCCCGTTGTTGCGGTTGCTCCACCTATCCCAATTCCACTTGAGAATGTAGCAGCACCGGTAGAAGCTATTGTAAGTCTTGGAGTAGTGCCGGTTTGTAATATTAAATTTCCACCACTTTGTTGAAATATCCCACTACCATAACTACCACCTCCATTAAAAAATATACCACCATTTGCATAAGTAAATACATCGCTACCAAATGTAGCACTTCCGGAAAATGTAGCAGTACCGGTATTTCCTATTGTAAGTGCGGGTAACCAAGTTAATGCAGCGTTAGCAGTTCCGCTTACTGCAAATTCAAATGTATGAGTACCTATATTTGCTATGTATCTTGTTGCACGATTTGTAGTTTTATATTTCCAACCTCCATCATAATATCCATTACCCACAATTCCGATTTCTTGGTCATAGCTATAATAAGAACTATTACCATTTTGTATAGCAAATAAACCCGCTAAACCTCCATAAATATTTGATTGACCACCTATTGCTAATTGACCACTAAACGTAGCACTTGTACCACTTAAAGCTCTAGAAACTAAAGTAACAGTAGTACCATTATCTGTAATTGCACTATCTCCTATTGTAGCTGTTGCTGTGAACTTTGGTATTGTATTAACTGTACCACTTCCACCAATACCACTATAAGCTCCTACTGCATAAGAATAAGCATATACTACTACTATATCATTTAATTGACAAGCAGTTCCTAATACTATACTTGTACCATTGGTCGCAGTATATTCTGATTGAGCTAAATTAGATCCATTATAAAATACATCTATTAACCCTTGTGTATATGTAACTGCAAATGTGGTCTGACCAGCAGTCGCAGTAAATGTAGTTATTGTCCTTAAAGCATTTGTTGGTAAAAATGCAGTTAAGTAGTTATCAATTTCAACAATCTGACCAACTGTTAAAGCATCTGTTAATACCACAGTAGTACCATTGGTCGCTGTATAATCCACGCCATTAACCAATTTAACTCCATTCACAAACACATCTACCATCCCTAAATTATACCCATTAGCTACAGTAAATGTAGTTTGACCAGCCGTTGAAGTAAACACCTGAACCGCCCTCGCTGAAGTTGTTGCCATACCACTCGTTCCAGAAGAACCAGATGTACCAGTCGTTCCAGAAGTTGCTGACGTACCAGACGTACCAGTCGTTCCAGACGATCCAGAAGAACCTGACGAACCAGATGTCCCACTCGTACCTGCGGTGCCAGATGAACCAGAAGTTCCAGTCGTGCCAGATGAACCTGACGTACCACTAGAACCAGCCGAACCAGATGAACCCGTAGATCCATCAAGACCACTTGTACCAGAAGTACCACTTGAACCAGCCGAGCCACTTGAACCTGTATTTCCACTAGAACCATTGATACCACTAGAACCAGAAGTTCCACTCGTACCAGAAGTTGTACCTACAGCTATACCAATTTGTTTTATGTTGGTAATAATTGAAGGTGCTGCTGGTATTGCTCCTGCTGCCGCCACTGCTGTTATTTGAACATGGTTGCTATCTGATGAGAAGTAAACCTCGTAGTAATCTCCTGCATTTGCGCTATCAATGATAGAAACAAATGGCAATTGTTTAGTTGAGTTAGAATTTAAACCTAAAATAGAGTCTGTTCTAATGATATTGCTACCATTTTTCTTTAACCAAATATCAACTTCGGAAGCTGAACCACCTTGAGTTTTTTCTACTTGTAATGAATAACCTATTTCATAGATACCAGTATGTTGAACAGTAAGTTGTGAACCACTGAAAACAATACCATTACTATATTCATCATTTGTATATGTAATTGGAGTTGGTGTATTTGCCGCAGTTACCACTTGAGTAGCTGTACTTGTAAACGCACCATACCAGTTAGCAATAGAAGCACCTGAAGTACCATCAATACCATTACGACCTGAAGTCCCTGCCGTACCACTGCTGCCACTAGATCCACTTGTGCCTGACGAACCACTGCTGCCACTGCTGCCAGAAGTTCCAGTCGTACCACTTGTTCCAGCCGAGCCACTAGAACCACTCGTACCGCTAGATCCATCCCCTCCACTCGCACCATCCAAGTTAATTGCCCATGATGAATAAGTTCCACCACCTACTGTTCTAAAAGGCGCGCCAAAAGATAAAGAACCTGTTGATGGATTATAAGCTGTAACCTCACACTCTTGGAAGTTATTAGCGTCATAAACCACAATAATAGATTGAGCTACCGTATATGCTAATTGAGTTGCTACAGTTATTGTTCCTGCATTACCCAAAGTAAATGTTGATGTTGATGTTGTGGCATATCTATCTCCCTGAACACCACTTGTACCACTTGTACCAGCTGTTGCAGATGTACCAGATGTGCCAGATGTACCAGAAGTCGCTGATGAACCTGACGTACCAGATGTTGCTGATGAGCCAGATGTACCAGATGTACCTCCTGTGCCATCTGTTGCAGATGTACCAGAACTGCCTGATGTACCAGATGTACCAGTTGAACCTGATGAACCAGATGAGCCAGAAGTACCAGAAGTACCTCCCGTACCATCTGTAGCAGAAGTTCCAGACGTTCCAGATGTAGCACTTGAACCTGATGATCCAGAAGTTCCAGACGAACCTGATGATCCAGTTGTGCCAGAAGTTCCAGCCGAACCTGACGTACCAGTCGTGCCTGAAGTACCAGACGTAGCAGAAGTTCCAGACGTACCAGACGTTCCAGCCGTACCACTACTACCTGCCGTTCCAGATGTACCTGATGAACCAGAAGAAAAACTTGTAGCTGTAACGATACCATCGTTTGCAACAAGAACTCCATTTAGCCCTCTAACTTTTAAATCGCCCGAAAAAAGACCTTGTATACTCACAATTAAACGTATTTAAATGTTGTTAAATTTTTGTTTTGACCATTCAACTTAGCTTTTAATGTAGTTGGTTTTAAGCCAAGTACATCGGCTGCCTCATTGATACCAACGTAATAAATGCCAGTTGATTCATCTAATATTAATTTAGATGTCTTTTCCCTTGCTTTTCTGCCATTGGCGGCTCCATTTTTTTTACCTCCATTACTTAATGCTTTAAGCATTTTATCATTTACAACTCTTAAACCAGTATCGCAAGCATGTTTTTGATTCTCTGATGGCGTACACCATTCAAGATTAAAAAGCATATTATTTGCCTTATCCCCGTCTATATGATTAACTTGAGCTTTATTTTCAGGGTTTGGGATATACGTTTCTGCAACTAATCTATGTATAGTTTGCCACTTACACCCTTTTTCGTTAAATAACTGAACACGAGGATATCCTGCTGTAGTCTTGTTTGTTTGACTCAAAAATCTCATTGAAAACAATGAAAAGATTTTACCGTCAACGGTAACTAAGTAATTTGGATATTCTTTAATTTGGCGCATATGTTATTTTACTAATATTCTTACAAATTCATTTAGGTAGAACGCAACATCTGAAGATACAGTTAGAGTACCTGTAGATGAATTCCAAGATACTTGATTTCCAGATGGAACACCTGATGTGATAATTGTACCAACATCAATACCACCTCTTGATGCATAAAGTAAAGTTGTATTTATTGCTTCAGAGAATGTGATACTTGCTGTTCCTTCTACTGCAAACTTAGAGTACTCGCGTACGCCTTGTCCACCACCGCCCGGTACTACGTTACCACCAGAGCTACCATTAGCTAATATTTCTTGTGCTATACCAATTTTAGATCCACATAAAGCATAAACATAATTTGCTACGCCTTGTAATGTTTGTGGATTATCACCTGTACCGTTTTCTAGATTTTGATCATTACCATATTCTAAGGCTTTCCATTCCATATAAAGCTGAATTGGTTTACGAGGATCAATGGTGCCATTAAAAAAAACCCTTTCCTTTGGGATACTACTATTCCAAAGGTATTCAGATATTTTCGCTAAAGATATTACTTCTGCTGGTGTTGCCATTAGAAAAAGTATGATGAGTTAGTAGATATAAATGTTGCTCTATTCAATGCAGATTGTGCGCTGAATATATCTGAAGCAAATGAAATTGCTTGATATGCGCTATCCAATTCTACTCTTAAAATCATTTTTGTTTGATACCAATTTGTACTAGCAGTCAAATTAGAATTTGCCACCTGACTTTCAGTTAGACCATAATAAAATGTTTCATTATATGCAGTAAATGCGTATGATGTAGTTTTATTTGCAACAAGAACATTACTTGATGTTAACCATTGAACAGTTATACTTAATGCGGAATCTTGTGTTAAAACATTTAAACTGATACTTACGTCTGCTAAAGCCCAATCAATATAATCTGTAGTTGTTCCAGTAGGAACTAGATAAGTACCATTTGATTGTAATAAATATACTCTACGCTTCGCAATGGTTACGTCTGAACCAGTTGAAGTATCTGTAAGAGTTATAATATTAGGCGTGCCACTATTTTGGCTTGCTGTGAAATTTGGAGAAATTGGCATTACTAAAAATTTACCCAAATATAAGAAATTTATAGGAATTCTACCCCATTTTTCTTTTCTTCATGGCTTTTAGCTTGCTTACCTTAGCTGGTAGTTTCTTTCCTTTACTAGCTTGGTTCCATTCGTTAACATCCACCCCTTGTTTTTCAAGTTCTTTTTTGTTCACATTGAAGTAGGCTTGTTGTGCTTTTGACTTGTATGGCATATTTTATTCTTTTTTAGACTCTTCCATAGCTTTCTTCATTTCCAACTCTCCAAAGTCCGTATTTTTAATATCTTCTATAATTGCATCTATGTCTTTTTCATCTTCAGGAGTCAATGTTCCAGCAGGTAATTTTCTTATTTGCTTCATAATTTCATTAATCTGCTTTTGCTGTTCCTTTGTAGGATTCACAATACCAAATCCGACATTTCCTCTAATTCTATTAATAAAATCAGATTTATCTCTAAATTCTGCTTTTTCATCAAATAAAGTTGCTGCTTCAGCTGCAATAGGAATTCTGGTGAATCTATCTACAATTGTATTAACTCTTCTTCCCGGAACAAATAATCCAGCCATAGTTTGGAATGGTAATCTTGCTTCTACTTCATCAATAGTAGTTTCAAATTTTTCACCACCAGTTCCACCCATTTGATTAATTTGATAATTATCAGCCATTAAAGATGTTGCTAAAAATTCAGGTAAATGGTTTAAGAATAAACTAGCAGCTTTGGGCAATCTTACACCAAAAAATTCCCACTCTCCAGCTTTTAATTGTTCGCCATCTGATCCCATAATTTTACGCTTTCTTTGATCTTCAAAAGTGCCACCATATTTTACCATACCATTTTGTAAACCATACATAGTAGCAAGCATAATTCCGCTACCAAATAAACCTCTTCCAATAACACCATTTATGTAAACTCTTTCTTTAAGAGGTATTCTATTCCAACCATCTTTTATAGCACCAACTAGATTATCATAGGTTTTACCGTCAACTTCATTTAATTTCATTCCTTTTTTAGTTTCAGTAGCTAGTCTGACAAAACCTTCAACTCCTAAACTAGCATAATCTACACCTCTTTTTGCTAAGTTAACAGCAATTGTTGATACAGGCATAAGACCTTTAGTGATATATCTCAATGCTGCACTTTTTTCACTACCCTTTCCTCTTGAAATTATTTTAGATAATGCAGTTTTATTTGTTAACCTTCCCGCCTCATAAGCATCAGCAGCTAATACCATTGCTGTACTTATATTTTCAGGACTTAATTCCATTCCTTTTCTTTGGAAATCCTTTAAAGTAGATGAAAATACTTTCATCATTTCAGGTCTTGCAGATAAAGATGATTTCATAGCACCATGCATCCTAATCCAACCATCTAACACATACCCTGTTTTACCTAAAATGGTTCTATATTCAGATATATCTTTTTTAGATGATTTACCAATGTTTACATCATAATCTGTAGCTCCATGTTTTAAATATTGCCAGAATGAATTTAAAACATTAGTTTCAATACTATTGTATAATGTTGAAACTGCGTATTCTAAATCTGCTTTTTTAAATTCTTTATCAGCTGCTTTTATATCGTTTGCATTACCATTTTCATGTGCTAATTCCAAATTCTTTAAAGCAATATCTCTATTGTTTTGCAATTTGTTAATGTATTTTTGCGCATCTTCTTTGTTTTTAAATGCAGCAAATGTTTTAAATCCTTTTTTAACAGAATATAAACTTGTATATGGCGCACCTGTAATATAAGATGCCACCCTACCAGTTGTTAAATCAACCATAGAATCCATAAATGGCTTAAAACTACCAGCTTCTGCAACTTTAGCAGTTGTATGAATACCACTTACTAAGAATTTTGTACTTAAATCAAGAGCTTTTTCAAAGCCTGTTCTGTTTTTTTCCTTTGCATCTGCAATCATTCTGTTTAATTGACCAGACTTATTCTCTCTTGCTTTATTTAATCTAACTAATTCATCATTTCTTCTATAATCGTATGTTGTACTAGGTAATTTAGTAAAATTGCCTGATGCTATATCAGTTTCAGCGCTTCTTATTTCATTCTCCCATTGTTTTTTTAATCTTTTAGAAGCTAATTCATCAGCTGTTAATTGATTATTATTTTCTAAATCAGTCAATATTGTTTCTATAGATTGTCTTTCTTCTTTAGTTAAATTTTCATCCTTAGATAATTTATTTAATTTGTTATAAGCTTTATTTATTTGATCATCTAATTTTTCGCCACTTGGAGTTAAATCATTTAATATAGTTTTTAATGAATCATTTAAATTTTCATTTTCAATATTAGATTTAACAAAGTTATTTATATCATCAGCTAATGAACTAACTACGCCTTGCTTAGTCCCTTGTAAATCTAAATCTCTTTGAGCTTTTAATTCAGCTATTTTATTATTCTTTTCAGATTCAGGTAACCCGCTTTTTTCTATTTCTGCTAAAGCATTTTGATAGTTTCTTTCTACTAAAATTGGAGATTTTGCGCTTTTTTCTAATTTAAGACCTAATGAGGCATAAGTTTTATCTCTTTCTTCTCTCGCAGCAAGCAACGCTTCACTAGCTTTTTTAGGATCTTTAATAGCTTGCTCATAAACAGATTGCGTTTCTTTTACAAACTTAATCTCTCTATTAATTTCATCTATTTTATCTTGCTCTGTCTTAGGAGATTTACTTACCTTTTGTTCTTTCTCGGCATTTCTTCTCTCATTTAATAAATTCTTTATTTTCTCATCTATTTCTTTTTCATATTCAGATCTAACTTTTTGTTTGCCTTCTTTAGTTTCTTCTAAATGATAATCGTCTGCTGCTTCTAATGCTTTTAACTTTGCTTCTTTTACAGCTAATCTTTTTACATCAGCTTTCTTTTGATTTATTTCATTTTCAATTTTAGCTTTTGTTTCTTTTTTAAATTGACCTCTTTCAGCATATGCATCTGCAACTTGTTCTCTTGTTACGTTTGGTAATATTGTTTTTAAATCTTTAGTAGCAGCATCTAAAACTTGATCATTTGTTAAATTCTCACCTAAGTATGAATTAACAATATCTTTAACTAAACCCTTGTCAGAAATTTTCTTAGTAATATCACTTGCATTTTCTGCTTTTGATATTTTTAATATTTTATCCATTACTTCTTGCTTATTAGGCAATTGTGCTTTGGACATAATAGTTTTAACATCGCTAATAAGTCTTGCTGAATCAACATCTTTAAATTTTTCAACAGCTTTCTTTATGGCTTCTGTAACATTTTCTCCTAGTTCTACAGCTGTAGCTACTGCATCCAAAACATTTGCTACAATTTCTTTATAACTTCCTAAATCAATAACACCTGCTTTTTCTGCACCACCTAATGGCCCCGCACCTTTTAAAAACTTATCAAGTTCATCGGACCTTCTTAATTGAGAAGCAAGATCTTTAAGTTGCTTTGATTTCTTTTGTTTTTCTTCAGGTGTAGCAGATTTCATTCCTTCTTGGAAACCTTCTTTTTTACCTTCAGCACGAGCTTTTTCTAAAGCTGCATTTATTTCTTGATCATTTAATATAGATATATTTTTATTTACTTCTTTTTCAATAGCTTCAAAATTAGCTTTTGCTTTTTCAATTTTCTCAACATAAGGTCTTACTGTTTTCTTTTGTTCTGCTGTTAAATTGCTTTTATTTAATTCAGCAATTGTTTCAGGTACCTCTGCAACTTTAAGAACTTTTTTAAGATAATCTCTAGTTAGTTTTACTTGACTTCTATCTGTTTCTTGGAATACTAAATTAAATAAACCTAAGTTTCTACCTGCTTTATTACCTAATGTTCTTAAAACAGATAAAACTTCATTTCTTTGTTCATTTAGGCTTTCTACTTCAGCTAAATTACCAGTTTCTTGTGCCTTTATTATTTTAGAATCAATATTTAATAAATGAGATCCCGCTGTTATGATATTATATTCAGTTGGTTCTGGCGTGCCTTTTGACATCAAACCAACTTCAATAGCTCTTTGAGTAGGAACATCAACACCATTTTTTTCTGCTCTTTTTGTAACTTCAGTTAATACATCTGTAGCTACAACATCTCCTCCTCTAACATCAAATTCTTTGCTAAAGTTATAGTTATCTCCTAATGCTTTTTTAGAAATTTGAATTTCTTTAGGAGTTTTAGAAGGTTTGACTTCTTCAACTATTGGTTCTACTACTTTAGGAGCTGTTTCAAGTGGTTTCTTTTTTTCAGAATATTTAGTCCAATCGCTAAATTCTTCCGGCATTAAAGCCACTTTTTGTTCTGCAAATTTAAATTCAGATTGGCCTTCTTTAATTAATTTATTACCTTCTGTTACTTTACCTTCTTTTATAAGTTGATTACCTTCTTGCATTTTAGCAATCGCAGCATCATTAACTCCAGAAAAATTAACCCAAGAATTTTGACCTCTGGTTTCAGTTGTAATAGCTCTTTGAGCCTCTGGGCTAAACATTTTGCTATGATCTACCCATGCTGCTTCTTCCCCTACTTTACCAAATTGATTTCTTCCTACAAAATGACCAAAATAATCATGTATTGCACGAAGCTTTTCGTTTGCTGTAAAACCATTTGCATCTTTTGTAGATTCTCCTAAGAAAGGATGAGGTTCACCACCTTGATATATTTTAAGTTTTTTGTTATTAACAATATCTTCAAACATTTCATCTGAATTTTTATAAGGATCATCCTTAATAAATTCAACCTCAATGCCTAAATCTTTTGTTAAATATTCAAACTGTTTATCAATTTCTTTTGCAGCTTTTTCATAAGCAGCTTTTACTTCTGGATTGCTACTGTCATCTACAGGCAAAGCATCATAAGCATCTTTAACACGCTTAGACAATTCTGGATCAACCTTTTTAACAGATGTTTTTTCTACATCAGGCAGTCCTAACTCTTCTTTATTTTTATTTATGTAATCTTGAGTAGCTTTTTCAGCTTCTATTTTCGCCTGTTCAGATTTCTGACCATAGTCGCTACCGAATCGTCTTGCTCGTTCTTTTGCAAGCTGGATGGCATCAAGGATGTTTTGCCTAGATTCTGCTGAGTATTGTTTACCGATTTTATCCCCATACTGTTCAAGTATTCTACTATACTCCCCCTGTGATAAGAATCTTGTGTTGATGCTGTTTTCTTCGTGTCCTGTAACTTGTTTTCCATAATCTTTTGTTAAATTTATAAGATCAAAACCATTTTTATCTGAAGCAATAAACATTACCGAATTACCATCAGGTGTCAAAGATAGATCTTGAACACCATATTTCCCAGCATTTTTATAAAAATCTTGTGCGGCCTCTTTATTTGCAAATGTAAACACATGTTCAAAATCTTTGCCTTTTACATCATATTTATTCATCATTACGCTATACTGACCTTCTGGAGCTAATGTACCTATTAAAGCAGCAAATAACTCTACTTGTTGGTCTGTACCTTTAACCTTTGGAGTAGAACTTGCTTCTCCTAATTCGCTAGTTGCACCATATTTACCTACAACATTTGGATCACTAAATACCTCTAAACCAATATCTTGTGCAAATTTGCTTGCCATTTTTTTGAAAGATTGATAAGTTTTATTTTCAAAAGCTTTATCTGCTTGAGAAATATCTGTTATTTTACCTTCTCTAAATGGAGCATATCCTAATTTAAATTCACTTACAGTGGGAGATACAATTTCTTTAGTTGGTTTAACTGCAACTTCAGGAGCTATATTGGCTTCTGGCATAATTACAGCAGCACCTTTGCCTTGTTGCTCTGGTCCTACAACTATTGTTTCAGCCGCAATATTTTCCTCTGGCATTATAACGGCAGCACCCTTGCTTGGCTCTACTATTTGAGGAGCTATGTTTTCTTCTGGCATTATAACAACAGGCTTTGTTTCTTCTGCCTTTGCTTTTAATGCTTTTTCAATTTCTGTCTTGTTATTTTCGTAGAATTGCAAATCTTCAGGAGATTCCATTTTTTCACCTTTTGCAATCCTATTAGCAAATTCACCAATTGCTTCAGATGGCTTTACTTTAACTTCTTCACCTACTTTATAACCAGTAATATCATCTACTTCTTCTGTTATACCTGTTGGGTCTTTTGATTCTAATACTTTTTTTATTTGATTATCATAAAAATTAATTTCTTTATTTTTATCAGCAATTTCTAAATCAATTTGTTTAGCTATTGCAGATGTAACCCCTTTTTTCTTTTCCTCTAAAGCAATTATATCAGCTTTTAAATTATCTGTTTTTTCTGTTAATCCAGTAACTGCTGCCACTTTTTCTTCCGGCACAAAGTCTTGTACTTTTGCTTTAGTTTCGGCAAACTTTGGTAATTCTTCAAGTGTTCTTTTCCCATCAGGATAATTTTCGGCTGCTACCTCTACTATTTCTTTAGGTAATTCAGATAATAAATTTTTAGCAGCAGAAGATATGTATTTTGGGCCTGCATGAGCAAGCTTAAATGCAGCATCCATGATAGCATAATCGCCTGCGCCTCTTAATCCGTTTTCAATAGCTTCCGCATCAGTTATATCATAACCTTGAGCTTGTTGCATTTTTGATCTGCCAAATTCAGCGGTTCCACCTATAGCTGATACTTTAGCTACACCTTTCAATCTCCCTCCAACGGCCTTTAAAAAAGATTCTTTTGCTGCACCTGTAATCATTTTAGAACCACCCCCGCCAACACCCCTAGCCATTGCTGCTGCGACTACCGCATCAGGTATTGCTGTAAGAGGAGCATTTTTCATAGCATTTTCAGCAGAAGTAACTCTATCCATACCATCTGCTAACCCTTTTTCGTATAAAAATCTTCTTTGATTTGCAAGGGCATTGTAATACATCTCTCCTACCATTGCTTGTTCACCTACATAAGGTATAGATAATAAGGCCATCATTTTTGGTAATCCCCCACCTAGCTCACCAAGATACCCCGCAAACCTTGAAGGTGCGCCTTCAGGAATATTTGGTTCTTTTTTTATTTTTTCATCTAACAAATCCGCTAATTCATTGGCATCATTTGTCATATTAATATTAGTAGATTCAATTGGGTCAGTAATGCTTCTTTTTAATGCATTACCAGCAGATTCCCAAAACCCTTCACTTCTAACTAAATATTGTTTTCCATCTTTTATACCAACTACTCTAGTAAGATCGTTATCTCTTTCTTTTGTTATGTATTCTTGTATTTGTTTTTGAGCAGCAGGTTTTGAAGGATCAAATATCAATCCTTTTTTCTTGTATATATCCGAAAGCGTGTTTATAGCAGCTTCGTTTGTTTTAAGCTGTCTTTCATAAGCAGCTACTTCTTGCTTTGGTAAATTCGTAGGTATATTTAACTTGCCAATAGATGCTTTACCACTTGGCTTAGGCGGTTCAACGCCTTTTTGAAGTAAATTAAGCTGCTCTTGACTAAACCCTTGTAATGGTAATTTTGATTCTGATTGGGCAGATCCGGTTCCACCAGTCGCGCCAAGATTTTTTTTTTCAGGGTCAGTAGAAAAATTAATACTAAATGTTTTAAAATCAGGCACTTCACTTGCGCCATATGCATCAACTAAGTTTTCATGAATTAATTTAGCATATGCAGGATCTTTTATTTTTTTAGTAAAAGTAACCTCGTCAGGAACTTCGTTTACCCCAAATGCCTCAACCAAGTTTTCATGTATTTTTTTTACATAATTTTTTGGCTTTGGTTGTGGGTCACCATAAGTAACTGTTTCTACAGGTACAATCTCTTCATTAATTATCTCTTCTGCCATTAGTCTTTCATTTTATTTTTTGGTTTCTTTGACCCTCCTATAATTTCTGATGTTCTTGCACTTCCAGCTGTTTTATCAGCAATTGTATTTTGAATGTCATATGTAACATCAACTGCATTTTTCCAATCATATTGACCAGTTAAAATATTGCCTTTATCATCAAGTTTTGGATAAGCATATAATATTTTTCCATTAGCATCCTCACCAAATACTGGAGTCAAACTAGATTTCTCATATTTAAATCCTTTATCTTTTAATTTTTTCTGCACTCCTAATGCAGCTTCTTTATCAATATAAGGATCAACAATTGTTCTAGGTAAATTCAATTTTGTAACTCCTTTGTTATCAGAAAAAACTTCATTTGTTCTATAGCCTCCCATTGCCTTATTAAATATCTGTTGACTTCCTTGTAATGCTAATGCTTTAATTAATGCATTATTATTAGTAGCAGCATTTGCAGCTGTAATTTTATTTCTTCTTAGCCACTCTTGGAATTTACCTTCATTATTTAATTCTGCAGCAGATTCAGATACTATTCTTTCTTTTGGTATTTTTGCAATACCAATTGCTCTAGCAAAATCTTCTACGCTTTTAATAGTTGGTATAAATTCCTTTCCTGTAATAGGATCAACTGATTTATATACTTCCCCAAATCTAGCATTTAATTTCTTTACATTTTCAGGATCTTTATATAATTCAGTAAACCATTCTTTTGTACCTTCATTTGTTCTAAAATCAGTTAAAGAATTTTCACCAAGTTTTTGAACTTGATCATCAGTTAAAATAGATTTTTTTATTTTTTTACTAAAGCCTGTTTCTTGTTTTGTTATTGGATCAAATATTACTTCTTCTTTTTCCATAATCATTGGAGTTAAATTAGTAGTAATATTAGATTCGTATTTTTTATCATTAAAAGGATCGTATATTCTTATTTGATCTAATGCTGGAGCTACATAACCAGCACCAAAGGGCTTCATCGCATTACCCCATATTTCTATAAAATTAGGAGATACATGCTTCCCTTCAGCTATCGCTTTATCATGAATAGTCTTAAAAGCTTTTCTTTCCCCTGCCGCTTGTTTGGCTCCCCCAATGAAATTTGATAACTCTCTAAATCCAGCATCTACGGTTGCTTGAGTATCATACCCATATTTTGATGGATTTGTGAGTTTTTCTTTATTTTTAATTGCAAAACCTTTTACTTCATTTAATTTATTAGTAAATATTTTTTGTTCTTCAGGTGTTAATCCTGCTGAATTTAAAGTTTTTTCATAATCTTTATAATATTTATCAATAGCTTCAGCCTTAGCTTGTTGCTTTTGCTGCATTTGCAAAAATACTTGAAGTGGCTTAGATGTAAAATCTACTGCAACATTACCCCCTCTATATGGGTTAACACCCGATAATAATCCTGTAGATGCCATTATTTAGATTTTTTTGTTGGTTTCGTATTTGCAAATGCGCCAGATGCTGCAAGACTACCAATAGCACTTACACCTTGACCTACCATTTGCATGCCAGTATTATATCTTTCCCCAGCTGCTTGAGCTTTCATTTGCTCTAATTGCAATTGACGATTATACGGTGTCATTTGGTTTATATCAAATTGTCTTTGATAATCAACTGATTTAAGTTGAGTAGCTTGACCAAGTTGTCCTAATCTTTGTTGCCTTGAAGCTTCGGCTTGTGCGCCTAAATTTTGCATAGCTCCCATTTGGTTAGCCTGCAAACGACCTATACCACCAATGGCTGATCTTCTATCTTGTAATGCACTAATACCCTGTGCAGTTGCTCTTTGAATATTTCTTTGACCTACTTGATATTGCTGAGATTGATATGGATTTTCTCTATATCTATTCATTGCTTCTTGATAATATGCATCAATAGACTTATCTGGCTTATATAAAGGACTGCTTTGCGCTTGTCTTTCAAGAGCTTCTTGCGCTCTCTTTTGTTGTTTTCTACCACCAATCATGGATGCTGCCCCCATGCCAGCTCCTGCTAATGCAGATGCCCCTGCTATGGCTGTTGCTGCCGATACTGTGCCTGTTACACCTAATGCTATAAAACTCATAACTCAATTTTTTTAGTTTCTTCTAATGCTTTTAAATATTCAGTTTTAATATCAGTACCAGTTAAATAATTAACATGTGGTTCTAATATTTTTTCTTCAATTTTTTTTACAATATTTTCTTTATCTTCATCGTTTAAATCATTATATTCAGATTTCATTCCTTCTATTTTGTGAAATGTAGTCCAAATACAATCTTCCAATATATATAAAACTCTTCTTGTTCCCGGCTTTGTAATGCCAGTGTAAGGAGCTGTTATTTCATGCCATTCATCAGAATCAATAGATACAGCTACTTTACCATAAGAAACAATATACGGATGCTCTGTTTTATGAATCTTACTTGTTATTAAAGACCCAGCAGGCATAAATATTTCCCTAATATACATACCATCGGTAAATTTATGAGTAGTAAGACAGTGAACTGGTTCAAAATTTTCTAACATAGCCACTTCTAACTCATCTAACCTATCATCATTTTCCCTAATAATCATTATCTATTATTCAATGGTGAATTAATATACTTAGTCGTTGCGCTGTTCAAATATACGAAAGAATTTGCACTTGCTTTCTCAAATTTTATAACCATATAATTCCCCTTTAAACTATCCCCCTCTATTAGCCCTCCCGGACTGCTAGAATCCCTTAAAAACGATGCTTGATACTCAGATTCCAAAGATACAAAATCAGACTCTAAAAGCTGACTTGTTTGCTTTATACTTGCACTACCCCCTGTATCCATTTGGGTGTATATAACTGGGCAAGCCCATGTCGTATTACCCGTTTCCATTACTGAAATCCATGTCTTTTTATCCAATGAATTTGAGTTAAATACGTTGGTTATTGAGGCATTATATTGAGTGCCATAGAAATTACAGAATGGGGCTGTTCCATGCTCCCAAATTTGACCATTTTTAAAGGTAAACGTGGTAATATTAACAACACCCATAAATTCAGGGAAATATGAATAAAAAGCCTCAAATGCATTAGCATTTTCATCAAATGATATTGTATAAGGGTCTTGGTGAAATTCTAGTGCCATTTTTTATATATTTTATGTTTTAGCATGATCCATCAAACATTGAAATTGTTGCTGTACCTCCATCGGCTATAATTAATCCACCAAATATTCTACTTGTTCCAGTTGCACTTATACATGTAATATTAGTTGCAGTATCTATAACCTCAACAGAGTCATTACTTACGTTAGTATAAGATACAACTATTGTTTGAGATGAGCCAGTTTGATTAGTTGTAGCAGATGCTCCATCTCCTGCAAATATAGGGAATACCGCTCCAGATACTTGTACTCCATTTACTGTAATATTTGTAATATTTGTACCAGCCGTTACGTTACTAATATCTACAAAAGCATAACCAAGCGTTGTTGTGGTTGTTGTAGGTGCAACAGTTGTTGTTGTAGGACTTAAAGTTGTGGTTGTTGGAACAGCAGTTGTTGTTGTAGTTGTCGGAGCAGCAGTTGTTGTTGTAGCTGCACATCCAAATACGCCTTGTGAAGTTAATGTATATAAAGTTCCACCAGGTAATGTTGTTGTACTACCTATAATGATTACTGTTCTTGTTGGGAAACCACTTGCAACTGCGGTACATCTTTCACTAGATGCGAATGTTCCCGGAGCATATGCTATTGAGTATGCAGTAGAACTATTTGCACAATCTAAGATATTATAATATACAGGTGCTGGTGTGGTTGTCGTAGTTGTTGGAGCAGCAGTCGTTGTGCTTGTAGTAGGTACAGCAGTTGTTGTGCTTGTAGTTGGCACAGCAGTTGTTGTACTTGTAGTTGGCACAGCAGTTGTAGTTGTAGTTGTCGGAGCAGCAGTCGTAGTTGTAGTAGTTGGAGAACAATTAGAGCAATTACTAGATATAGTACAAGTTGTTCCACAGCTATATTCTCCTAATAATCCACCAATTGGGCTATTTACTACAATTATAGAACCACCTTGAATACAATGATTTCTTGTAGCTCCAGCTAATAAGTTTGGAGATTGAGTTGTTCCATCACAATTAGTTACTGTATAATTAATCGTTACAGAATCTTCATTTACCACTGTCCAACACTCACAAGGTAATGTAGTAGTGGTTGTAGTCGGAGTAGCAGTTGTTGTAGTGGTAGTAGGTACAGCAGTTGTTGTACTTGTAGTAGGAACAACAGTTGTTGTACTCGTAGTAGGAGCAAGAGTCGTTGTAGGTACAGCAGTCGTTGTACTCGTAGTAGGTACCACAGTTGTTGTACTTGTAGTAGGAGCAGCAGTTGTAGTAGTTGTTGGATTACAAGATGCACCAATATCTGCAAAAATGTAAGGCGAAGCAGAATCAACAGAATCTAGTTGCGCACAAATAATAAGTGCCGCACCTCTATTTATACGACTACTATTAACTAAAACACCTGCACAAGTAAGATATGAGAAATCATAAGAATCTCTATTGTCCGTACCATCGTCAGCATAAACTGTATATGTAAAGCATGCTGGCGAAGCAGTTGTTGTACTTGTTGTCGGAGCAGCAGTGGTTGTCGTTGTCGGAGCAGCAGTGGTTGTCGTTGTCGGAGCAGCAGTGGTTGTCGTTGTTGTTGGCGCAGCAGTTGTAGTTGTAGAAGTTGTTGGAGCAGCAGTTGTGGTTGTTGTTGGCGCAACAGTTGTTGTTGTTGTTGTTGGATTACACGCTGCACCAATATCCGCAAAAATGTAAGGAGAAGAAGAAGAAACACTATCCAATTGCGCACAAATCACAAGTGCCGCTCCCCTATTTATACGACTGCTTTCAATTAAAACACCTGCACAAGTAAGATATGAGAAAGGATAAGAATCCCTATTATCTGTACCATCGTCTGCATAAACAGTATAGGTAAAGCAAGCTATTGCAGCAGTTGTCGTACTTGTTGTAGGTCCGCTAGTTGTGGTTGTAGTAGGTGCAATTGTTGTTGTTGTAGTTGGATTACAAGATGCACCAATATCTGCAAAAATGTAAGGCGAAGGAGATGTAACACTGTCTAATTGCGCACATATTACAATTGCTGCCCCCCTATTTACACGACTACTATTAACTAAAACACCTGCACAAGTAAGATATGAGAAAGGGTAAGAATCCCTATTATCTGTTCCGTCATCAGCATAAACTGTATAAGTAAAGCAAGATACTGGAACAGTTGTAGTACTTGTTGTAGGAGCTGCAGTTGTAGTTGTAGTTGTAGTTGGATTACAAGATGCACCAATATCTGCGAAAATGTAAGGAGAAGTAGAAGCAACGGTATCTAATCTCGCACAAACAGTAATTCCGGGACCTTTATTTACACGACTGCTTTCAACTAAAACTCCAGCGCAATTGATATATGAGAAAGGATAAGAATCTCTATCCTCTGTTCCATCATCTGCATAAACAAAATAATTAAAACAAGATACTGCTAAAGTCGTTGTACTTGTAGTTGGAGCAACTGGAGGACAAGGTCCTGTTTTACAATCTCCAACAGGCGTTAAAGTACCAGTACCTGCTACAATTTCAGCTTGCAATAACCCCCCAACCACAGACGCACAAATATACCTAATCCCTGCTGAAGGATAAGCATAGTTTTCATTTACACCGAAACAATTTAATGTAGCTACCTCTCCACCTGCTGATGTAATATTAACTTCAACACAATTACAAGGTTCAGGACTAAATGTTGTAGTAGACGTTGTAGGACTAAATGTAGTTGTAGTAGTACGAGCAACTGTGGTGGTAGTTGTAGTAGGAGCAATTGTTGTAGTAGTAGGAATTGAATATCTATTAATCTCCTCCATAGCAATAATGTATTTATTAGTATTTGCATCAAATACACCATAAATACATGGATCACCAGTATAAACACCTCCATCAGAAACACCATTATTTAAATCTTTTCTGTATGCAGCTGTTTTACCAACAAAAAAAGAATTTGTTTTATAAAGAATACTAATTGGTTCAATTCCATTTTGGCTTAATCTACAAACCACACCTCTATAATTATCTACAAAGTAGTCTGCGAAGTTATTCCATGCAAGACTTGTTGCAGCATCTCCAATACCATAATCACCTGCGTAATATTGTATTTTATTAATTAATTGGTCACTATTTGCTTGCAATGGGTTGCCTGTTACATCTTTTACAATTTGAGTCAAAATAGGCACATTACCTACTTTAAATTGCTGATAAACTTTCAAATACCTATCTCTAACATGCAATCTCAATACATCTCCAAATGTTCTATCATATTCATCAAAATCTTCGTAAAGAAATCTATTAGTGGCGTTAAGGTTGGTGTTTGATTGATATGCTTGTCCAAATCTAATTACAGTTGGGAAATAAGTTTGTCTTGCGTTTTCGTCAATAACAGATGGTCTGCCATTGCTATTTGTAACTAAATTATATGTATCGTTAAAACTTTGCTCAATAATCCCAATTGTTTTTTCTTTTACAACTTGAAAATCAAATCTAAATGGTTGAACAATTATATTATTAGAACCAGTGTTGTCATTTGTAGATTTAGCTACTATCCATACTTTTCCTGTTGCAGGTACAGTAAATCTTTTATTAATTGTAAATGTAGTAGACGTATTTTGAATTATATTATTAATCTCTATTGGTAATAAATTAATTGTATATTTTGCAGCAGGCGAACCTGTTGAAGTACAAATAACAGCATATACTGAAAAAGTAGAAGTGCCATCAGATGACATATTAAAAGATCCATTAACTGATAAAATAGTTTCAGCAGAACTTGATTTATTATAGAAAAAATAACCCACACTTGTCCAAATAGGGTATCCAGTTCCGGTTAAATTTATAAGTGCATTTGGTTGAGTTTGTATTCTATATGCAGCATTTTCTATTGATCTCTCTATAAAAATAGGGAACGATTCAGTTCTTGATACAAAAGATCCGGTAGTCCCAATATCAAATCCACTAGATGAAAAATTAAAATTGTCACTGTATGGTACTGTTCTGAGTCTATAAAACAAATCACCATTTGTTACAGGTACAACAGCACCTCCATTTGGTAATTGCGACATCCCAAAATGATACCTATCTAACGTACCCGGATTACCTATCCCATATTGTTTACCAAATTCATAAAAAAACCTCTGAGTTTCATTTGCATTACTGGTATAATTATATAATAATATTTCATAATGTTGAAAATCAGCCGTACCCGGAAAACGAAAATCAATACTTATATCATTACTAGGATATCTTATTTTTAAGAAATTTCCGTTAGCTGTGTATGTATTGTTGTCTATAGCTATTGGAGCAGGCCAGCTAATATTATATTCAAATGTAGATACTGTACCAACTATCTCATAATCATATTGAGCTGGAATAGGTCTTACATTATTCTCTGAATCATATCTTTGTATAAATCTAATTCTATCACCTTCTGTATAATTATAAGAAACAACATTTTGTGTAGAACTTATGGTTTCATTATATGCAGCTATATTATCAATCCCAATATAAAAAAATCTTGAACTATCTACATTATTACTTATTCCAGCAAAAGCAGAATCGCTTATCCAACATAATCTTTTATTATAAGTAGTATTATTTGATCTTAATACTTGATAATATGTAGCATATAATGGTGGTCTATTAAGAATATTTAATCTTATTTCAGGGAAATCTGTTGTGGATACTCTTGAAGGAGTATTAATTGTAGCATTAATAGATGTTTGTGCGCCAATGGTTCTCCCTTGTGCATCAAAATATTGAATAGCATATTGATAACCAGAATCCCATACATTGGCAAATCGGGTATTATCTGAATCATATAAAGGGATTGTTTTAAAACCTACTGAGGTTAAAACAAATCCATTTGCATAATTCATAACTAACTTATTGCCTACTAATGATACTTGAGTATAACCTTTTAATACCATTGCAGCCGAAATACCAGCTAAAATTGTATTAACTGCTAAAGAAATTGAAAATGTTGAAAAATCCGCACTTAAATTTGTACCATCTGAAGCAAATGAATTAATAAAATAAGATCCAGCTGCATTATTTAATGTTACAACTTCTCCATTTACTCCATTAGTTCCAGTACCATAAAGGTAAATACTCATCTGTGTCCCAGTACCGCTATCTGTTCCATTCACCGTAGCTAGCAATAAAATACCAGCTTGGTCATAAAAAAAACTAGAAGAAGCACCAGTAAATTGATCAACAGATAAGTCCATTGCTGTTTTATCATAACCTTCTAATATACCAGCATATAATAAAACATTCCCATTAGCTAATTCGGCTGCGTTAGCCCTTTGAGGAACCCAATCTTGCAATTGGTCAGATTCTATAATATCTATTTGAGTATAAATAGAGTCGTTAAAAAACTTTGTAACGTAAATATCATTATCAATATTTGATACATTAAAAGATTCTATTAAAAACCAATCGCTAGTTACACCATTTGTAGTTTCTCTAAAACAAAGTTCTACAGCTTTTACATCTGGACCACCAGTTGAAAATAATACAGCTATTCTTGAATTATTTTTTGGATTATCATCTGTAAGTGTTAAAGAAGGCTGTTGAGGTAACGGAACAATACTTTTTGAACTCCATACAGACTTTTCATTGTTATCATAAACATATCTGTATGAAAATTGAAACAACTTGTTTCTTAAATTGTTAATAGTTATAGTAGTATCATTTTCGTAAACTACTTTTGGTGGCATTACTGGAGGAGCTTTTGCAACTAGCAAATACTCTAATTTCCAATTATTACCGTATAAGTTAATTACATTTAAACTTTTTGGCGGATTATAACCATCGTTAAAAAATAAAATATCACCTTCATCATCTCTATAAAATATATTTACCGATAATACTTTATAAGATGGGTTAAAATTTAATATATCAATACCATTACTTTGCGTTTTACTTATTAAAACAGGTACTACTGCATTTGTATTTAAGTCATAATACAATATTGTATTAAAACCATTGCTATTCCATAAAAAATAATAAGCTCTATTTCTTACTTTGTCAGAATAAAAACCTATAACTTTATTTGTACCATTAGGTGCTGTATAAGGTATTAATGTATTTCCTTCTATGTTAGAAACTACTTTGTCAGCAGCTGCGCCTAAAGCATCTTTTGTTATATTTAAAGCGTCAATATAGTCATTATTACTAATTCTATAATCAGCATCATCTAAGTTTAGCTTTCCACTAAAAGGAGTATTTATTATCATTTTTTATGCCTTAACAGTCATTCTTTGAGTGTCTAAATTTTGTTCGTAAGCTTGCATTAAGTACAATGGCTTAAATTGAGCATTAGCAATTCTTCTTTGATTATAAAATTCTTGCTTTCTATCTCTTTTATCTCCTAAGTTACCTTTTCTTGTGCTTGGCATACTAGCAATATCTCTCCAAGCCAACCATGAAATCAATGCTTCTCTAAATTGAATTGGTATAGAATATGTTTCCTCTGGATTACCACTAGATAAATATTCTATCATTAAATAAGAATAATAAAAATATTGATTTAAAAGAACCACACCATTTGAATCATCAATATTAAATTGACCTACAAATGGAGAGCCACTAGGTAACCCATAAATATTTTGGAATCCATAACCATCCCAATAATTAAACCATAATGGTATATCTTGTTGATACCATGCAGCTAGGGTATCATCTTGAGTCAAGGCCAATCTATCTGGTTGCTGATCTGCATAATATGTCATTTTGTTATTAAACTTCAATGGAATAATTTCTCCTACTGAATTTAATACACCTATTTTAGTATAACTAATATAATCATTAGGCAATTGAGCCGTATAATTTGTTGTATCAATAGGTACTTTTACTGTTTTTATTTTGTAAAAAAAGTCAAGCCCTAATTTCTCCATACCCCTTACAGCTATATTGTATAATTTAGCGTATTTGTGTACGGATTGCTCACTTTCATCAATATAATCATTGATTACAGAGTCTATTGTTATATAATTTCTAACTTGTGACATATTTAATTATTTGATGCGTAAGCTAATATATCATTTTGACGAATCAAGAAAACAAGTTCATTATTTAAAATAACTGGTTCCCCTGCTCCTTTTACATGAAAAATAACATCGTCTTTTTTTGCTTCCATTTTTATTTTAGCTGTACCATTACCAACTGAAATTACCTTAGCCTTACAATTTCTTTCTCTGTAACCTTCTGGCAATAACAAACCACCTTCGGTAACTTCCTCTGGTGCAAATGGTTTTACTAAAACAAAATCTCTAATTGGTTTCATATATTATTTAGTTGTTGTTATCTACTCCATCATTACTTGTATCTATTGGTCTTGATCTTTCAAATGCTAATTGAGCTTTGATATATTCAATCATCATTGGGACGTAATCATCTGGTATAATTAATGTAGATTGTAAATTAGTAGAATCACCCCCACTAATCATTCTTACATTTGCCGTATATTGAGATAACAATATAGATGATCTTACATATATATTTTTACCTTCAATCCAATATAATAATTTATTCTGAATTGGTCTAATGCTATCTATATAGCCAACTTGATTTGTGCTTAATGGTATAGCTGTTTGAGAAATCTTCCCTTCACCTACAAATTGTAAAGTTGCAACACCTTCGTTTTGACCTAATGCAACTGGTATTACAGGCAATGAAATAGCATATGTTGTAACGTTTTCATTAACAACTGGCAATGCCTTAAATGTAGTATAAAATGAATTATTGACATAAGATATGCCATCCATTTGTATGTTATCTGTATAATTCTTTCTAGCCGCTAATGCAATTGCATCATTTAACCATTGATTAACTTGATTATATGTAATACTTGAATCATCGGATGGTTGTCCGTTGTATATCTGTCTTAATATTCTTTCTATAAATGCGTATCTAGTCATTATTGCCCAGTTTGTGTTACTTGATTAGCATATTGCTGTACTTGTCCGTCTTGTAAATTTAAGCCAATTAATTTTAATGCCCTAGCGATTATTTCTAATAAATCTACATTATCCCAAACAGGCTGTTGACTTCCCGTAGGTTGTGTACTTGGATTATATGTAGTTGGATTATATACTGGTCTGCCACTAACAGTGTTATAACCCCAAATAATTTCAGGTGCATCTTTTACATAAGTTAAAATTGCACTGCCAAGTGTTACAGGATAAAATTGGAATCCAGTAGGTTCTAATAAATAAATAGGGTTAGTTGCAATTGGATCAATTTGGCTATTATAATAAGAATATAAAGTATCTTGCTGCGCAAATCTAACTCTATTAAAAGCTGTTGTTATTACCGTATCAGCTTGCACATAATCAGCAGGATAAACTGCTTCACCAGACCCATTAATAGTTAATGTAGCACTTGTAATTAATGGAGATAATCTTTGTCTAATATTTTCGTTTTGGCTATAATTAATCCTAGCCTGTGGTCTGCCATATTGATATTGCTGAAACTCTCCCAACAAATAATCTTGATAAGAAACTTGTGCTTGATTTATAGTCAAATTAAATTCAGATGGAGTCAAATAGCCATTTTGCGCCTTATTAACTGCAAACTGACAAATACGATACATATCATTAACATTCATTGGAATAAGTTATACAACAAATATACGAAAAAGTAACAAAAAAACCCCGTAATTTTTAGGTTACAGGGCTTCTTTTATTTAGAGGGGAAAGAACTACATCAATTTCTTTAATTGCTCTAAAAATGCTTTACTCTCATCTTGAGGGAACATTGCGAAATCAACCAAATAATTCTGTGCTTTTTTGTCTGCTGGTATTTTGCAGATAAACCCACCGTTATTTGACCAATAAGCCGAACCCGCTTTTGTAGTAGTGTCAATTTTATTATCAATTAAAGCTTTTTTAACTATAAATGCTATTTCAACTTCTTTAGTACCAGCACTTTGCATAAATTTATTAGGCTGCGCTTCTGCATAAAGTTCATAGTCATTTCTTAATGCTTCCATAGACTTAGGCATACCTAAATCATCTACAAATGAAATTCCCAAGAAATTGCAATGTTTGCGCATTTCCTCGTCACTAGCTAATGAAGCATATTTAATAGCTTCAACTTTAGCAACTCGTTTTGCTCTCTCAAGCTCTGCAGTTCTTTGTGGATTCCATTGGAAGAATGTGATTTTTCTAGTTCCTTTTCTATTTGCATTATCTAAATTAGCATTACAAAGACTCAAAAATTCAAGTGCTTCTACATCATAATCAGCTACTCTTAATACTCTACGATCAAAAATTAAGCTTCTTCTATTTTGTTCTACAAATGTTTTTTCAAGACCTTTTTGATCTTCTACCCAAATGCTTGGATAGCCCCTCAAAAGCCTAATTCTTTCCATTCTGCCTTTCTTTTCATTCCATACATCATCAATACCTTCCATATGGTATTTACCATTCTTTTTAGTATCTGATAATTTAAAAATCTTGAAAGTAGTTCCATTATTAGATGAAGGAGCTAATTCAATAGCTTGAGCTGCTTCTTCATACTGTCTTTGTACCTTTATTTCACCTTGTTGTGAATAGTTGGCTTCTGATATACCAACTGATCTTGCCTTTAACTTAGCCATAAAATGGTTTTTAAATGTTAAAAAAGGTAGAGGCAATCAATAAAGTTGCCCCTACCCGATAAATATTCAAATAACTAATTAGTTACCTTGAACGATAATGAACTGGTTTGCTGCACAAACACGAGTACCACGATAAGTGATCATCGCAATTTGATTAGTCATTGTACCATCTGTTGGATTAGGAGATCCACCACCAAATTGCCATACACGAATACCATTACCAACAGTACCACCTTGAGGAGGTTGTTGATACATAATAGTGATGTTCTTGTAAGCTTGAGCAGTTTTTGCATCCTTAGTTTCACCCATTGGATAGATTAAACCGAAATTACGGAAGTAATCAACGTTTGGAGTTAAACCAGTTGTAACCTCAGTGTTGAATTGAGAGTACTTCTTAACAGACAATAAATATCCATCAATGAAGATTTCTTGGAAACCATAAGCAACAGAAGCTTCTTTAGACTTCTCGCCTTGTCCATAAACGAAAGCACCAGCTGGGTAAGCAGCGAAGATACCATCAGAGAAATCTTGTCTTTGGAAGATATCAGTTAACCATGCAGATTGTTTAGCACAACCATTAACATCCATGATACGAGTAATCTCGTGTAATTTTTGGATATCTAAAGTACCCGGAGTGTAACCAACTGTTTCACCGTCAGCAACTACTTTAGGGATGATACCTACAGAACCTTGAGAATTAGAATCAATTGCAGAGTTATTTTGTAAATCACCACGCATTAATTTTGCTTCTACGTTGTTCTTGAAACGAACAAGAGTCTTATACATACCCTTGTAAGTGAAAGCGGTAACGCCATTAGCAGCCATATCTGGAGATACTGGGAACTCATAAAAAGTATCAGCCATTTGCGCTAAGTCAGTGTTAGACCAACCATCACGAATTTCAGTTACATAGTTATCATATCTTTGATCCAATTGGATTAAAGGATTGATTTGTTGAGAAGCTTCACCAGCATCTGCATCACCACCGAATAATAAAACCTCACCTGCTAACAATGAGTTTACACCAGCAGAAGCAAATCTTTGAGATGTTTGCTTAGGTGCAACTTGGAAAGTCCATGCATAAGCTACGCTATCGTCAATTGAGATGATAACACCCTCAATGTTAGAAGAAGCCACACGCAATGTTTCGTTAACTCTTAATGGAGTTTGAGTACCATTGTTGTAGTAAGCTTCTTGTCCTAAAGTTAAAGTTAAAGTAGAACCAACGCCTGCAGCAACTGTAGATTCGTTAGTAACACCCGGCATTAATTTACCTCTGTTTTCAAACCAGAAGTAATTTAAGTTTTTAACTTCTTCCATGCCGCTATGAGCAGCTAACCACCAAGTAAAATCTTCATTGCCATACTTTTGAGTGTATTGCTTGTAATACTGTGGAGTTAATAATTGTAGATCAACCATAAGTTGTCTATTCTGGGTTTGCAACGATATATTACCCGGTTGCAAAATATTTGAGGTAGGTATTCCTGCCATAATATTTAATTTTGTTTTTTAACGCCTCCTCCAAAGGCAATAACAAGTTACGAACTAAATGCCCATTCTGCCATTCTTAGCCTTTCAGCTTCTATGCTATTAAGATCTGGTTTCGCTCCTTGTGGAGTTGGTGTTTGGTTGATATTAATATTTCCGTTCTTTTTTAAATGAGCTAACAATCTTTGGGATGCAGCTTCATTTGCTATTTTTGAAAAGATTTTTTCACGATTTTCAAGCAGATATTTATCTGCCATTATTTGTTGAACATTTGGTTTCCCTTCCTTGTTAAACCACCTATTCTCAAAATATAAATCTGTATCAAAATCCTCCAAATCATTCTTTATTGCCAATCTTTCTTCTTCAGCTACATTAAATGAAATCGGTATTTCAACATCCTCGTCTTTTACCGAAACATTAAATCCATTGAAGGACTGGAATTCAGAATCTAAAGTTCTTTCATAAATTGATCTAGCTTCTTGCATTATCTCAAATTCTTCTTGAGATTGAGCTTCTCTAGCACTTTCATTATAAATATCAGGCAAAGTAATTTCGCTTCTTAATTTTTCAATTTCTGGCTTTAAAACTTTTGCCTCTATCATCAATCTTCTTTCAGTGTAATCAACTTGTGATTGCCATTGATTTACTTTTGCAGCATAATCATCATCTGATTCATCATAACCTTGTTCAGGTTTTAAAGGTACGAAAAATTGATCATAAAACAAAAGCTCAACATCTTCATCAGATAAACTTTTATGTTTATTTTTGATATTTGTTTTTACAATCTCAGCAGCTATTTCAGTGTTTAATTCTGAATTTACCAATTTTTCTAACCTTTTTTGTTGATTCAGAACTTCATAAACATCATCTGCCTTACCCTCTTTAATTGCATCAAATAATGTTTTGCTTACATCATCTTTAAATTGAAATTGAGTATTTCTTTCGTTTTCTTCAATTAATCTAGAAAATGCCTCTTCAGCTTCATCTACAGTATCAAATCCAAATCTTTCTTTTATAAAAGAATTTGGATCAAAAGCTGAAGGTTGACTAACTAAATTTTGATCTTCTTGATTAATTTGGGCCGATTGTTGTTCATTATTCGGCTCATTTGTTGCAGTAGGGGCTACTTCTACTTGCTGTTGCACTTGTGGTGCATTTTCATCCGAAAACGGATTGTAACCTTCTGCCAGCGAAATTGGCGCTGACATGTCTTGATTTTCTAGCATAAATGCTTATTTTGGGTTTTGTTATTAATCTATAACTACATCGCCAGTACTATCTATTGTAATGGCGTATTTTACTCCTGTATTAGTCAATAATTGAACACCAAACCAATTTGTTCCATCTCCATAAACTGGTTGTGTTAATCTACTATTAGCGTAAAGAATACTAGATCCTGTCAAAGTTGAAGTTGTAGTATAAACTATTCTAGTTCCTTGCTTAACTCCAACATTGTCTGCTTCTAGAGCTGTTGGATATGTATTTTGTGATAATACATATGCTATTGAATTTGCCATTTTATTTCTATTTTAAATTTTAAGGTGCAGCCGTTGTTGTTGTAGTTGCAGAACCTTGTAATAATAAATAATTACCAATAATACCAAATGCAACAATACCACTTGCTGCAATTGATGTAACATCAGCTTTTGATGTTAAATTAACGCCAGCAACAGATACCCAGTTAATAGGCACTTCTGGTGCTGGTAATAATTGTCCTGTAATAGAACCATTATCATTTGTAGTACTAAAACTAATTGTTCCAGATGTTCCTACAAATTGAACTACCGCTGAATCCCATCCAGATAAATCTTGATAAAAAGAATTATTTGTGTTAAATGATTCAGTCGCATCTACAGTTGTACTAATTTTTGAACTGAATTTTTGTAGTCTTATTAAAAGCTTACTTACCGTTGCCATTTTTTTTTATTTTAATTTTTTATAATTATTGTTGTTGCATTTCTTGTTCCATCATCATTTGTTCTTCTTCAGTTGGTCCTTGCTGACCTTGCTGCATTTGTTCCTGTTCCATCTGTTGCTGCTGTTGCTGCGCTTGTTGTTCTAGAGCTTGTTGCTGTTGTTGATTTTGAACTTCAATTGGCACAGTTACATTTTGCAACATTCCATTTACTAATTGCTGTAATTGTGGTGGAATAGGTATATTAGCTTTAGCAAGATCAAATACTCCTTGTAATATAATTTCTTTTTCTTTTACCAATGATTGCTGTTGAGCTAATGAAGTGTCTGCTTGCATTTTTGCTTGAATACTAGCTTGTTGCGCTTGAGCATTTTGCTCACTATTCATTTGAGCTTTTTCTTGTTCCGTTTTAATGTATCTTTTTTGAGCCTGTCTAAAATACAATTCCCCTAACTCAACATTCTCTTTTGCAATTCTCATTGCTTTAAACGGATCTAGATATACAATTAATTGAGGGTTAGATGCTATTGCATTGTTCATCATTGCTTGTAAATTTGCTACTTGCATATCACTAGGCAACATTTTTACAGTAGCAAGAAAGTTTCTATTTACAACATCTTTTTCTTTTAATAAATCTCTATATTTTTTAGAACCGTATGTAACACTTTTATTAATTAAACAAGATATTTTTTTAGCTGTTTCTTCCATTACATAAATATATGCATCATACATATATTCTGTAGCATTATTTGCTAAAATTCTTGAAGCTTCAATATTTGAGGCAGCAACTCTTGGTTGTGCGGCTTGATTCATTAAATTAGGATCTTCTCCTAACTCATCTTTTAAAACTTGATAATGGAATTGATACAATTGAATTAAAGCTTGTAATTGAGGAGCAAAACCAGTATTAGCTAATTCAGTAATTGGAACTGGAATTCTATTACCTTCGGCATCTCTACCACGATAATAAAGCTTACCTGTTTGTTCCCAAATCTTTTGTACTTCTAATGGCTTTACAGAATCCCCTAAACCTAAATCTAACTCTTGTAATGCATCTACATCAATTGAAGCACCAGCTGGTACCATTTTAGCTACCATTTGCTGTATCTTTAATCTAGCTAAAATCATCTGCTCAATAGGCTCTTCTATTTTTTCAGGTACAGCCACATTACGCATATCGTAAGGGTCGTACATATAAAAGCTGTAAGAAAACTCTGCATTACCTATTTCTTTTGGATCTTGTGGGCGAATCATATTTTTTTTAATACCCCACTTAATCATTGTTTGAGTAACCGGACAATATACACCTTCGTATATATTCCATTTTTTCTCTTCTATATATTGTTGATTTTCGTCTAATTTTTCAGGTTTCCCTTTTTTAATTATAGTGCTACCATTTTTCTTTGTTTTAGTAACAGTATAACCATCAGAATCTAATGTTCTAATTTCAAATTGCATTAAGTCAATATTCCATTCATCATAAGGCCTTAACCAAGCAACATTCCAATCTTGCATCCACTTAATCTTATCTGTTCTTTGATATTCCTTTGATGATTCCGCCAATCTAAAAATATCTTCTTCTGTTAAAGTTCCTCCAGCTGCAATACTATATCTTGCCCTTATTTCACTAACTTTCATTGACAAAATATGTCCTCTATAAGTAGTATCTCTAAAATCAGGGAAATCAGAATAAGAATAAATTGCATTTTCAGGTCTAATCCATTGAACATGAACTTCACCTTCTTCATCCATCCAAGTATAAGTACAAACTAATCCAACTTCAGCAGAATCATGTAATAATCTTTGTTTTAAAACATCATTCCATCCATTAGCTTCTAATACATTATTGCAACCAATACTATATAAAATTTCTTCTGGTAAATGGTTAAATTCCATTATCCATTGATCTAATTCATCTTTATCTTCTGCAACAAATTGATCTTTTGGTATAAGTTCTATACCAGATTGTTGTTGTAATGCAGCTAAATTTTCTTTATTCCTATATACAAACTCCATTTCATCAGCAGCTGCTTTTTTCATCATTGCTGATGCTGTATCATTAGCAACTACACTAATCTTTTCTTTACGACTCATCCATGATCCAACTAATCTTGCAACAATGGTATTACCAATAATAATTGATTTCCAATTAATATTTACAAAGTTAGCTTTACTATTCATTTCCAAACGATCCATAAACACACTCATGTCTATTTTACCGTTTGCAATTTGTCTATTTTTTTTAAATCTATTATTTCTTAACCAAAAATAAGTTTGGTTTCCGTAAATTGTAGAATAGATGCTTTGTGCAACATTTTTACCATATGCATAATCTTTTTTAGATGATACATCTGTAGTAATTTGAAACTTTTTTAAGGCTTCGCCATTGCTATTTGCTGCTGATATGAATAACGGACTATCTGCCAATGTGATTGTATTTTACGTCAAATATACTAAATATTAAGAATTTAGTAAAATTTTTAATTAATTGAACTCTGGCTTATAGCTTCTAACCAATGGTTCCCGTTTAATTTGTTTTTGAACTGGTTCCATAAGACATACAATTAACATTAAAAATGATACCGTTTGGTCAAAATCAGTTCTATTGTTTGGATCAAACTTTTTGGCATCTTCTAACAAGTTTTCAAAATCTATGGAATCTATATGTGATTCAAAATACATAATTCCAACATCTGTCTGCTTAGTTAAGCTAAACGGAGTTGTTGGGAAACCTTTATGTCTTTCTGCTGATTCTCGTTTAGAAGGATCAATTGTTGAAAGTGGGTAAGAGCCTAAATAACCAACCCTACCTCTATCTCTAAAATATGATAAATAATCATCACTATTATGCTCATACCAAGCTTGATAACCATAAAATTCAGCCGCTAAAAGAACTTGCTCATGCAATGTTTCTTTAATTTGTGGTCTACCGTACAAATGACCTATTGCCTTACCTGTATTACCCGGATCTAATAAATCATATCTTCTACCAATCCAAGCTGATGCTTTTGAACCGTACTTACCACCTTGACTATTGCTGTAACCGTCAATTGCAATTGCGCCATCTGATACCCTACCCGGCTTTCTAGTTTTAACATCAAATGTATGCTTATTCTCTTCGCCCGGTTTTGGGAATTGAGTTATAACCCAATGAAAATCTTCTTCTTTATCATTAATATTTCTCCATCTTACTGTTTGATCAATATCTCGGTAAAAAATAATATGCCTTTTTAATACAGGGTTTTCTTTTAAATATTGCTCCCTTGCTCCTATATTCATTACATTAAAAATACATTTATCGGAGTCTGTGCTAAACGCTTCATCAATTGTCAATGGTTCTTTTCTAACACGAGCAGACAATGCTCTTGGGTTATTTTTAACCGTTTCTCTATCTGCTAGAATTTGGTCTAAAGTTTTATTTTCATCAGGGAATCCAAAGTCGTCAAAGTTTCTAGTTCGCTTTGCAGACATAAAAAATCTATAAAGACCGCTTGAAGTCGTTCCATTATCTTGCCTTTTGTCTTGATTACTTTCCTCCCATAATAATTTAAACGCATCTTGAACACCATCTTTTTCTGTAGTTAATTTCTCTACTGTTGTAGTATATAAAGCCTTTCCAATAATCTTACCTTCATCATCTAGCAAACAATAACGCACAACTTCGTGTCTGTCATAGACATTAACCTCTGTTGTTTTACCGCACTCATCCGCCACATACCTATGAAGCTTTTGTCCATCATAAGCAACTGTATCTGCCGATTGATGGTCAATAATTGAACCTAATTCATCTTTGTCAACACTATCTTCTGCTTTCTTACCCCTTACGTTTGTCTTTTGGAATCTCATTTCTGTTTTAGGATTAACACCCAAAGACATATCATATTCTGGTCTAAAAAACTTAGGTAATCTTCTAAATGGATTTACTACAGTCTTAGCAAAGAATTTTTTGGCATCAGATCCTGTTTTAGACTGAATACCTCCGTTTGTCATCTTAGTTCTAGTAATGTATTCAGAAACAAATAAACCAGCCACAAATGATTTACCAAAACGTCTTTTAGTTACTTCAAGCATCCCCATACACAATGGATCTTGAATACAATAGTCCATAAAATAGAACTTTTCTAAATCTGGAATACGAAACTTAGGATAACCAATATCTATAGGCCACCACTGTAAATATAAATAGTGTAAACCAGTTAAAAATAATGGCTTCCCATTGTTCATGTACCAAAAGCCATTTAACCTTCTATCCCACTCTTGTTTCTTATATTCTTCTAGCCTCTCATCATAAAACTCGGCTTCATCATCTTTTTTCTTTTTGTCAAATTCATCCCACTTCTTCATCGTATCTTGATACCAATCTGGCAAAGCAATCCTTTTCCAATATTGCTCTGATTCAGTTTCAGATCTTTTATATACACCCCTAAATTCAACTTGTTTTGTAATTATATTATAAACATATCCCTCTGGAGGTAAATTACACTTTAACCCCTGAATGTCTATAATACTACCACCTTCAATTTTTTCGTACATAATTAATATCTTTTGCCAGCTAATTCGCCTACTGCATCGGCCATGTTTTCTGGAGAAAATGGCTTTCTATTAACTTGAACTACTTCTTTTTTATCGTTAGTTTCTTGATTAATACCAGCTAATACTTCTAAAGCCTTAATTGAAGCTGAAATTGTTCCAGCATCTACCCATATTTTTTGTAATCTTTCAAATGTCTTAATTTTAGGATCATCAATATCAATTGCAGTAAGACTTGTTTTATTTAACAATTCAGCCATTTCATTAGCTTTTCTATTAAGTGCATGATATAGTTTACCTATCCCATCTTGTTGATAATAAGCATTTTTACCTTCTAAATAAGCTATTTGTTTTTCTAAATCCTTAATCTTATTTTCTAATTCTGCTGACATTAATTTAATTTTTTAGCATCTGAAATATTATAACCAATCAATAAATCTCCTTTTACAACTTTTTCAGTCAATTCATGCTCAACCGAAATTACTTCGTTTCTATCGTTGCCTTCTGGATAATATCTTAATCTTATAATTTTACCTTCTGTCCCATCATCATTTTGATATATAATTTCATAATCACTTGATATTACAGTACCTACAACATTGCCTGCTAAATCTCCGCTTGTAACGTAAATTTTATTTTTAACCAATTTAGGTTCAATTCCTTCTAAGAAACCAGTGTATGGTTCAAAAATCCTTAACCCAGTAATAAAATTATTTAAAGCGTTCCATGTGGAACCTTTTTCCTTTCTCCACATAAAGCACTCTTCAATTGGTATTGAAAAATATTGCATGTCAGAAGATGCTTCAGCTGTTGGTTTTTGATAGTTGAAAATTTTATAAGTGTCATGAGTAGCATTATGGTGAATTAAAATTTCAGAACCAACAGGTATTCCGACAGCATCAACTACTTCCGCGTTTACTGGCTTAACATAACGCATGTTAAAATTATCATATACTCTTTCTAGTTTAATCTTTGTGCCATCTTTAAACGTATGGCTGTTTTTACTTTCTAAATCAACCTTAATGATTACTCTATTACTTGGAGCTTTCAATTTCATAATTAATTAATTTAATTAAAATTACACGATTTTTTATATCTACCAAAATTTATTATATTTGTATTGCCCAAAAAAAAATTTATAACAAAAAAAACAATTAAAAAATGGCAAATCATGTAGCAGTTTATGTTTATCGTAGAAACCAATACGATTTAACGAACCCTAATGGAACACCTGCAACTAGCGGTGTATTATTTTCATTACCAACCGTTGGATTACAAGTTCAACCTACTACTGTAGTAGCAAATGGCGTACAAATGAATTCATTAATTCTTATGTATCCAAGTGGTCTTAATCAACCAGCTGAAAAATTATATAGCGATGCATCAGTTGCTACTTTAATTACAGCTATCAATGGTGGTGGTACTGTACCAACAACAACTACGACTACAGCAGCTCCAACTACGACTACAGCAGCTCCAACAACTTCAACAACTACAGCAGCTCCAACAACTTCAACAACTACAGCAGCTTAATTTAAAAAAATTTAAAAACAATCAAAAATATTAAAAAATGGCAAGTATAGTATCAATTACAGCATATCAAAGAAATCAATATGCTTTATTAAACCCTAACGGCACTCCTGCAACTTCTGGTATTTCTTACGGATTCCCAGTAAGCACAATTACAGCTTACCCAGCTCCTTCAGGAACAGTGGCAAACGGAGTGGTTATGAATTCAATAGTTGAAGTAGCACCTACTGGTTTAAACCAAGTACCGGTATTATTTTATACGAATTCTACTGTATCTCAAATTAATGCAGCAGCAAACGCTTAGTCTTAAAAAAACGTAAATTAGCCCCTTTTTAACGAGGGGCTTTTTTATTTTCTTTATGTACTGTTTTTAGGTTTTTGTATATCCTTTTAGCATCTTCTAATGTTTTACCAGCACCTGCTGCCATAAATACAGATAATCTTCTTAATTTTTTAGCTGCTTTATTATTCATAATTTAATTTTACCTCCCTTGACCGCGATATTGCTTGGGTTTTGGAGAATGTTTGTTATAAGATTTCTTTGCACTGCCTGTTTTTCTACTACCAAATGTTACCTTTCTTGAATCTGTTTTAACTTTTGCCATTTTATGTGTTATTTAGGATTAATTGGTACGAATATAAGCCATTTTCTAAATAATTTTTATTTAGGGTATGCCTACCAAATTTTTCTTTCCTAAAATCACGCAAACCTGCCGATACTGATGCTTCTGGAATATGAGTAATGGCTGAAATTTCACTAAGGGTTCTAAACCTTTGATCTTGCATAAGTTCCTTTAATTTAAAATGGTTTTTAGCTAATCTTTTACCATCTCTTTCATGAACATAATCAGTTCCGTCAAATACTAATTCTTGTTGCATATTATTGGGTTTTAAAATACTTTAAATCTATGTCCCCACCGTCCATTTTATTTGGGTAGATGAGTATGTCTTTATCGTAAAAGTTCCGCACCATACCATTGTGGTAAAATACGACTTTCCAAACGGTGTTGACTTCTGATCCGTAGTCAATCCAAGCAATTGCTTTTCCTCTTCCAAGTGGTGTTTCAACTTCTATAGGATTTATTAATTCATGAATATACATTATGCATTATTTTCGTCTTGTTTACCGGATAAAAGCTGTAAAGATGTAACTCTAGCATGCAACTGCGCAATCACTTCTTTTGTTTTATCGTTATTGTAAGTCTTTGCTTCTGGCTTACCTTCCATGTAAATCATTGTACCTTTTTTTAAGTAGTTAGATACATTTAATTTGTCTGTCCAATAAGCACATGAAACCCATGTAGTTTTATCTACATCTTCACCTTGTTGGTTTTTGAACTTTTCACTGTAAGCCATTGAAAAATTAATCACTGTTTTACCATTCACTGTGTTTACTACTGCATCTTGTCCTAATCTTCCGATTACTGAAATTCTGATCATTTTTTTGTTTTTTAATTATTAAAATATTACTTCTCCACCATCTTCATCTTTATATGGAAGCCATGATTGATTAGCTTCTTTTCTCTTCCAAAAATCAAGTCCTTTTTTATTCAACATCTCTTGTATAAAATCCCTTCCTTCAATAAAAAATCTTCTTCTATCCCAAATATACTCAACCATTACAAATCCTTTTCTACCAACGCTTTTCTTTTTAATTTTCTTAGAATGAAATTCTGCAACAGGACTTTTTGGATCTGTCTGTGCAAATGGTCTATGGTAAACGGTAATATTGTCCATTTTATTGTTCCACATAGCACCATCATTTATATCAAATACATCAGGACATTTGTAGTTACCACTCCTATCCCTTTCCATTAATTTTGGATGCGCAATAACCCAAAAATACACATCATTCTTCTTCGCAAATCTTGAAAAGTCAGCTAATAATGTTTCCAAATACTTATCAGTTCTACCACCAAAACCTTTGTAATCATTGGTCATTTGGTTAAATGGATCAATACAACAAAAGTCAACTTTCTCTTGCACAATCAATTCAAGAAACTTTTCTTTGATATACTGTGGGGTAGGCGAAAGCATCTCTGCGCTAATATAAAAAATATGTTTAGAAATAAAATCATATGCAGCCTCGTAAATATCATTAGCTGGTCTATTTGGGTTAAAAGGAGTACACTCGCATCCCAAAAGCATCTCTACAAAGTCATGAAAATATTCTTCCGCAGGCGTATCTTCAGGAGAGAATGTAGCAATCTTTTCGCCATACATGATGATTCTACTTAGCAATTGCGACTTTTGCCAAGCTGTTTTACCGTAGTTACCAATACCAGTAAGCAATGTAATTTCGCCTCTTTTTGGCTTAAAAATATAATCAAGCTCTGGAACGCCAACTCCCATAACCTTGTCAAAACCATTTTGATTGATAAGCAAAGCTTTATCCTTTACATCAATTCCATAAACCACATCTTCAACCCTGTAATTATCCCCTTTCTCATCTACAAATTCTTTCTTAACATCAATCTCATAGTTAGTAGTTTTATTAACCAACTTCTCCTTTTGTAAGATAGCCGAACCAGCAATAGCCCTATTTGCCCTATATCCGCTCTTTACAGCCCCTCTCATCTCTGACATAGTAAAGTCATTACTCACTAAATATTCGGCTGAAATGAGGCTTAAAGCGGCCTCCTCGTTGATTCCAAACCTACAACACGCAGATGCCAACTTAAAAATGTAAGTATTTCGCTCTCCAGTGACAAAAGCATCGTTTTTATTCGTAAGCCACTTTAGTATTCTACGAAAGTTTTCAGAATCGTCAATTGTTTCAATTTCGTTGACTACAACTTTTTCTATTTTTTTTGCTTTTGTAAAGACAAGAGCTTTTTCGTTTATGTAAATATCTGGATCAAAACTTTCGTAACAAACCCTGCTTACATTAATTCCGCTTCGGTCAATTTCCGGAAAAACCTCTTGTAATGATTGGAAATGCTCTCTGTGCTTTTTTCCATCTGCTATTTTAACCAATGCTTTTAATCCATTACCAGAAGGGCTAACCCAACAAGCGTACACAAAATCCTTTTGAATAATTTCAGTCTGCTTATCCCTTAAATCAGAAATATCATCAAAATCTAAAACTATAAATCCGCTATGTGAAACCAATTGTTCATCCTTTCTATCTGCCCCGAACTTACCACTAAAGCAAATTGAAGGCAAATTGAGCTTTAGCTTATTAGCTTTTTCCTTATCCAAAGCCAACCTAATATCTAAGACCAAAGCCTTACTTGCACCTAGTTTAATCCTTTCAAGTGCTTTTTCAACGGTTATGAAATGTGGTTCCTTGCTAAAAATGTTTTTAAAAATAGTAACTTGCATCGTTTTATTTGTTTAGTTGTTCAATCCTTTTTGAGTAATTTATGAAATCTTGATTTTGATGTAATGAACCGCTTTTTGGTGGCTCTGAATTTGATTTATAAGTTTTTTTTAGGTGGGGAAGTGTATTTTTTATTTTAGTTTTCCAAACTTTAATCTTCTTGCCATACCCATCATTCCAACCAGCATCTACCCAAGTTTGATATTTAGCTTTTAAAGAAAATTCATATTCAGAATAAACAGCCTTTAAATCATTCTCAACTACTTCCTTGCAATATGCTAAAAAATCATTTTCACTAGGTATATATTCTTTTATTTCTTTTACTTTACTTTCTTTTACTTTACTTTGCGGATTTTCTGGAGCAGAAACTCCGTCAGATACGGTATTATTAGTAGCGAATTTACCGTTTATGCGGAGTTGTTTCTTACTTTTATCTTTATTTGTACCTCTTTTTTCATAGACAGGTTTTAGCCTTTCATCTAGCGAATCTGAATTAATAAAGCCATTATTTAAGAATATCATCTCCAGTTTGATACAGTAATCCACCACATCCCGTATTTCTGTAGCAGAAACTCCAAAATCACCCGCCATTAGTTCAAATTCCACATCTGAATACTCAAATACATTACCATCAATACCAGTTAAATATTCTAAAGTCATTGACCAAATAGCATAACCTATTGCTCCAAACTTTGTACGAATGGCTTTAACCTTTCTATGGTTTCTCATATCCCTATCATGAGGGAAGTAATCGCAATAATTCTTTTTAGGGCGAGCCATTTTTTTATAATTAGTCGTTAGTTAAATCGGTTTTCAATGCCTCGTTAATACGAGTTATTTCTGCATCGGTAAATAATAATTTACCCTGCATCTTTCGTGATAATTCCGATTCTGGTATTTTTGCATTAAGTGACAGCCACCTTTGTGTACGGCCATCTAAAGCCTCTTTTATCCTTTCGTGAAGCCTTAATTCAGTTTTGATTTCCATAAATTTGTTTTGATTATTGGATGACAAAAATAGTGTTATTTTTTAAATACCCAAATATTTTTAACTTTTTTTTAAATTTATTTTGTGGTTTAATTAAATTAATTATCTTTGTTAAAATATTACTATGAAAACAGCAATGCAAGAATTAATTTCTACTTTTCATTTATACCAAAATAGTGCATCTACTTATGAAGAGCAGGAACTATTGTCATTTTATATAAAATGTGTGGAAGATTTGTTGAAAAAAGAAAAAGAGCAGATAATAGAAGCACACGCATTTGGTGCTGATGATGTTGATTCTAATGGCGGTTTACTTTTGAGAGGTGTTAAAAATGCAATTTATTACTACAACCAAACCTATAACCAAAACAAATAACTTTATGAAATTAGTAAAAAGAAAATATTCTAACCCTGCATCGTCTATGCCCGTTTTTGGTATTCCGGTTATATCTTATATAATACAAAAGTCAATTGGGATGATTAGTAATGGCAGAGATTGGTATTGGTTCATTTGTATTTCATTGACATTTTTAGGATGGTTAATAATAAATTTTAAATTAACTAAAAACAAATAATTTATGAATAGTTATCAAAAATTAAAATCAAGAATAAGAGAACTAGAAACAAAGTTGATGATAGTTTGTACTGATCCTAATAGTATGAATTCAATCTATATAAAGGCAGAGCAAAAATTAAAAGCTAGTTTAGAAAAATCTATGTGGGCAGGTAATGCAATTACAAAAGAAACTTATGGAAAATAGAGAATTGATATACGATTTAGCCAAAAGGTTAGACATGATTATAGAGGTTACAAAAGAAGGTAAATACATAGGCAAATACAGATTCATAAATGATAAACTACATAAACTAAAAGAAGATGAGAAATTCAACAATAATAGTGAAGAAAAAAAGGTGCGTTAGTTGCGGGAATATTGATTATCATTTTTCTAAAAAGATGTGCAAGCAATGTGCTACAGTGGTTTCTACGCAAAAGAGAATGGAAGAATTTGAAGATGATTCAGAAAGTTTTCAAAACTTAGTTGCAGATCTTGACCATGTATTTAGCCAGTATCTAAGAAATAAATATGCAGATAAAACAGGTATGGTAGAGTGTTATACTTGTGGTAATAAACATACTATAGCAGAAATACAATGCGGTCATTTTATGGGTAGATCAAATCTTGGAACTAGATGGATGGATGAAAATTGCAGACCTCAATGTATGGAGTGTAATTATTTCAAAACTGGGAATATTGAAGAATTTGAATATAAATTACATAAAGAAAATGGGGCATTAGTTGAATACCTTAGAGAAATAGCAAGACAAGCAGTAAGACCAACAAGAGATGAGCTTAAATCTTTGATCCTAGAATACAGGGCAAAGCTGAACTTAGTAAAAAAGAAATTTATTTAATTTTACAGAAGTAATTGTAGATTGGTGGTTTTAAGCAAATATACCCTCCTGTATTTCTATACTGGGAGGGTTTTTAATTAAATTAATTTTGGTTATTATATTTAATTAAATTAATTTTACAAAAAAATATAAAATGGCAAGAAAAATAGATCCAGAATCAGTTTCAAGTAAGGTAGCTGATTTAAAATTAAGCGAAAGTATTAGATTAAATAATCCATATACTTCAGTTATGGTTATGGTTTCAAATCTTAAAAAGAAAAAAGGACACGAAAGTAAAATGTTTAAAATTAAGTTTATTGAAGAAAAAACAATTGTAACAAGAATAAAATAAGTATTATGCACATCCAAACCGTTAACTACACTAGAACATTTAATTTAGGCAATTACTCTTCTGAAAAAATTGGTGTTGAATTTTCTCTTAATCAAGGCGAGTCTGCAAACAAAGCTCTTGACATTGCAAGAGATTTAGTAGAACAATATCATTCTGAAAATGTAAAAAGATTAAAAGACCTTTCAGAGTTTTGTGGAGTTCCTTATGATGATAAAATTTATCAAGAAATAATTCCAACTCAATCAAAACAAACATTAGCTGAAAAAACAAAAGCATTTATTGACTCTTGCAAAACGAAAGAGGAATTAAAAGCTTGGGAGTTAATGAGCAAAAGCAATCCTGAACTATTAGAACATTATAACAACAAACTAAACACACTTTAATGAACTGGAACGAAACACTAATCAGAGCAAGCTCTGTCGGTTATTTAATGACCGAACCTGTAACTAAAGCAGATAAAGAAGCTGGAGTATTATCAAAGACTGCACAAAAACATTTAATTGAAGTTTATATCGCTGAAAAATACGGAAGAAAGCGAGATATACAAACAAAGCAAATGAAGAAAGGCATTGAAGCTGAACAAGATTCTATTGATTTATTATCAATGTATCTTAAATTACCATTTAGCAAAAATGAAGAACGATTTAAAAATGATTTTATAACAGGATTGCCAGATATTATAAATGGCGATACAATTATTGACATAAAGTCAAGTTATGATCTTTGGACATTCTTAGGTAATATACCAGACAAGTTAGATAACTTATACTATTGGCAAATGCAGTCTTATATGTGGCTTACAGGCACAAGAAAAGCTACTATTGCGTATTGTTTAGTCAATACACCAGAAAGCATTATTCAACAAGAGAAATATTATCTACTTAAAAAGATGGATGTAATTTCAGAAGAAAGTCCAGAATTTATCAAAGAAGCAATGAAGGTAGAATTCAATATGACATTTGATGATATATCAATTAATGAAAGAATACTTACGTTTAACGTAAATAGAAGTGAAGATGATATTTTACGCATTGAAAATAAAGTTCTAAAAGCTAGAACGTTTTTACAAGAATTAGAACAAACGCATTTAAACTTTAATAATGAGTGCTAATATCATAAGTGCTGTTCAAAATTTAAAATTAGCTCAAGAACAGTTTGAGGATTTTTGTAGGCAATATCCTGAAACAAAAGGAGAAAAATTATTTAAAGTTTACGTTAGTAAAATTAATTGGATGTTTAATGATATTGTAACCCATCCATTTTTAACTGAAGAAGTAAGATCCGGTATTAAAAAAGAAATAAATAGTGATATATTTGCTATACCAGCAATCCATGAAAAAGTTGCATTGTTAACCCCAGAGCAAAGAGAAATGATTGAGCTAACATTAGACGCAATGCTTGACGGAGAGGAGGTAAAAATAGTAGATATAAAACATTTAAATGATGGAGGTTAGCGTTGTATATGAAGTAGCTGAAATAGTTTGTGACGCATGTTTAAATTATCATGTAGCAGTTATAGAAACTGATATGATTAAATGGTTTGATGAAAGTGTTGAAGTAAGATATTTAGAAGAAATACAATGTCCGCATTGTGAAAAAATGACAAAAATAAAAAGATAATGGCAAAGAAAAAAACAGAGATACCAAAAGAAATACAAGTTTATACAGAAGGATGTGATTTTTGTATGCAGTTTGATTATGATGATCCTCATGTAATAGGGGCAAGCCCTGATGGTGATGGTGGATTAGAAATAGTATTAAAAGCATACCAAGATGCTGGTATTACTTTCGTGTGTCCAAACACTGGCAAAAAGCTTAGATTATTTTCAAGACCTTTGTCTGATGCAGGTAAAAAAATATTAGAAGATCAGCCCCCAGCTTAATAAATGCTGGTTGGTGTAATTGGCAACACTACAGATTTTGATTCTGTCATTCAAGGTTCAAATCCTTGACCAGTAACTAATAAATATTTTTATGTCAGTTAATTTTAATAGTACAAGATGTAGTTATTGTGAAAGAAGATTTACTGAAAGTAATTATAGAACAAAAGAACATATTGTTCCATTATCTAAAGGAGGGAATAATTATTTTGAGAACCTTGTATGGATATGCAATGAGTGTAATAATTTTAGAGGCAATAAAGACTTGCCATATTTTTATAATCAAATAAATAATATACTTAATAACAATAGAACTATTAAGATTAAAATTTACACTTATAATAGGCAAGATTTACAAAATATGGTTAAAAACTTATCCTATTATAAAACTAAAGAACTTATGATTTCTTATGAGCGTTAGCAAACTTACGAGCTGCTTCAACACTACCAAATCCCCAAGCCTTAAGAGCTAATGCTTTACGAGTAGGTTCACCATTTGGTTTTTTCATAGCACCTAGCATACCAGCAAAACGAGCTGCAAAAGAAACTCTACGAGGGTTAACGCCAGATTTAACAGGAGCTTTTAAATTACCACCTGTTTCTGCATTGTAAGATGCACGACCTTTTGCATTTAAGCCACCTTTAGGATTTTTTCCTTCTTTTCTTTGCCAAGCTCCAGACATAATTATTTCTTTTCTTCTGATTTAATTTTCTTTTCTTGCTTTAGCATTTCAGGTGTTGGTTTTTTACCAGATCCAGCAGCTGCGCGGATGTTATCCCATAAACCTCTACGAGAATAAGAGCCATCTGCTCTTTTCATCATTTTTAATTTACTTTTCATTATTTTAAACTTAATAGGTATAATGTTGATGCAAACAACGCAGATATTTCATCTACTTGATTTTGAATCCAAGATTCTTGATAAATATCTTTTCTTTCTTTTTCAATTAATTCATAAGCAGATTTAAAATATTTAACCACCTGTTCTGGATTTTTATAATCTACAGGGCTGTCAATTTGGTATTTCATTGGTCTACCATGTATGCCACTTACGCTTTCTACTAAACCATCTGTTAAATCAAGAATACCATCATAAAACTTATTTAAAGCCTTATGTACTGCATAAGAATCAGTTTGATGATGCCAAACGACAGCTTGATCAAAAGAATCTTTTAAATAAGATACAAAATATGAAAATTTTTCTTCAGACATGTTATAATATTTTAGCTAAGATACGAATTATTTCCAATTTTCAGACTTCCAAATAGCCAAATCTATTCCAGTTAGCCCATTAGGAGGCTCAGGATTGCCGTTTTTAAGCTCTTTTTGAGGCACTTGAATAAACTTGGCGCTAATTTTACCATCAAAAACTTTATGTGGCAAATTTGAGTCGGTTCTGTTGTAATTATCCATTAAATAATTCACCACTTGCTGAACAGATGTCAAATTTTGCTCTTTTTGAATCATATCCAACTTATATAAGTCAAATCTAACTCCAATTGGTTTACTTTTTGCCATAAATTAATAAGTATTTACATAAATAGGAGTTTGATCGCCAACATAAGCAGAAAAACAGTTGAATTCAAGAAATTCCCAAGCATCTTCTTCCGAAAGCTCTACATCTACTTCCATTAAAAGTTTAACCATAATTTCTTTTGAGTAAACCAGTTGTCCATTATCGGTTAATCCAAGAATTGCTTTATCATACCCATTTGGGTTGTCTGATAAATTTGGTTTAAGGGCTAAACATTCTTCTGCTGTTTGTAAAATTAATTCTAAATCCATAGTGTTGTTTTTAAGTTTTTAATTGTAGCTACAAAATTAAGTTAATTATTCCAAATGTAGCTACAAAATTAATTTAATTTTCACCCATCCCTATCCTATAACCTACATACTTAATACCAATTGCTAGTCAAACCAATGGCCATGATCCCATATAGATACAGGATAAATTGCACGACCATACCGCAACCAATACCAATGCCATGCATTACCATACAAACCAATGCTAGTGCCATTGCCCGCCATTACCCATACATGCCCATACCATACAAATAAAGGTGCTAGAATATCCTTAAAACAGGGGTACTCGGTGCTAGAATTTTGAAGCCCCATAAAAAGTTTTGGCCATTTTTTTCATAGGGTACCCTCAAGGATGTGTTGATGCAGAAGTGTTTGCTTTTTATTTAATAGAATTTTTTGGTGGTTATGGTAAAAATATTTTGTATATTTGGGGTACTAAAATCATGATATGTTAAAATCAATGAAAAAAGGCGATCCAAAAAAGCCTTCATTAAGCTACGAAGCTAAAACAGCACAAGAAAAAGCTATAATTGACATGAAGTCAAAAGCAGAAGCTAGAAAAAAAGCGGCTGAAGAATCATTTGAAAAAATGGGCAAAGAAAAAAATATTGGATTTACTTCTACTGACGTATCTGAAGAAGAAAAAAGAAGCAAATATCCTCGCATGATGCTTAAAGCAAAACAAGCATTTAAAGAGTCACAAGAAAGAAAGGATAGTAAATATGGCGCAACATACGATCCTGTAAAAAAAGAATATATGTACTCCAATGTCCAGTTAGGAGATGAACTTAGGGACAGAAGTACGCAAAAGATGGCAAAATCAGATATAGAAGAAGCAAGAAAATTTATGGCAGAAGATGCAGCCAAACTAAGAGCAGCTAAAAATAAAAAGAAATAATATGCAACAAGATCCAAAAGGAATGGTAAGAACGGAAATGGGCAGATTAGTAAAGAAGTCTGATCAAGATGCTTGGGAAAAGAAGGCATCAGACGCAATGCAAGATCAATACATGAATAGAGCAAAGGATGCAGCAAAAGCAAGAGCGATGAAATTAGGCTCTATGAAGAAGAAAAGTTTCCCAGACTTAAACAAAGACGGTAAAGTAACAAAAGCCGATGTCTTAAAAGGTCGTGGAGTTATAAAATAGTTTAGTTGGTTATTATGTTTTCGTTTAATAAGCCTCCCTTAAAAAAGGAGGTTTTATTTTGTACATAATTCTGTACGTTTTTTGGTAAATGTTACAATATGATGTATATTGCATCAAACTGCATCACATGAAAAAAAGAATTACAATTAGCCTTTCAGAAGAAAGTTACATTAAACTACAACTTCTAGCCAAAAAGAAAAAATGGTCATTAAGCAAAACAGTAGAGGACATTTTAGAAAGACAGATGGCAAAACAGAAACCAGCACTTCAATATGTGGGAGGGATAGGTTATGAAAAAAGTAATCCTTAACATAACACCTCAGACCCATGTCAGGGCAACTCAAGGTGATTCAATATTTTTCAGAATACCTAGAGAGAAATTACGCCCAGCCGGTTTAAGCAGATTGATGAGATTAGAAAAGTACAACAAGTACAAGGTAGATCTATGCGCAGAAGCTAAATCAAAAAGATTCATCCTTCCCCCAGTCGGAGCTTCCATAACTTTCTTTATTCCAGTCCCACCATCTTGGTCTAAGAAAAAAAAGAAATTACATCATGGCAGATTCCACCAGTCCAAACCAG